TGCCCTTTCGAGGCGATGTAGTGCACGATCTCGCCCGCGGTCGCCAGAGCGTTGCCGGAGCACGAGTTGATCATGCCCTGCGATTCGGTTTGGATGCGAGGCCGGAAGATCGCAGGGATCGACAAGCGTGGCGTGGCCGAGACCGTGAGCGGCTTAGTCAACTTGGCAATGGATGCAGCGTGGTAGGCTTCCAGTTCTGGGAGCCAGCCGAGGCCGAGGGCTGTGCTCACTTGGCGATCCCCTTCGCGACCTGGTCCCACGTTGCCGCCGACTTCTCCGCGTTGAACGTGTCGCCGTCAGCCTTGTCGATCGCCGCCCCGATCACCTTCGACTTCTGTTCCGTGATCTGCTGGATGCCAGCCGACCAGAAAGCCATCTGCTCGTCTTTCGACTTCAGGTCACCAGCGAGCGTCTTCGCCGCCAGTTCCTTCGCCAGCCGAGACCATGCCGCTCGCTGACCACGGTTTGCCTGCTCGCAGATCGCGATCAACGATCCCGTTGCATTCCCATCGTCAACCGGGTCGCGACGGTCCGAGGGCGTGTGACGATCGGGGACGCAGCCCAGGACCGAGGACGCGAGCAGCAGGGCGAACAGCAGGTGAGCGAGAGCGGCCCGCATTTACTTCACCTCCGCCGGCTTGTATTCGATCTCCAGCTTGCCCGCGGCGTTCTTCACGCTCGTCAGCCGCCCCGCCGCCGACAGCTCCCGCAGCAGTTGTGAGAGCGTCACCATCGCGTGGTCAACCGCCTGCTTGCCCTGCTGCGACCGCGCGGCGAACACGTCCGCACCGACAGACCCCGCAGCGGGGACAGCGACGTACCCCAGCCACTCGACAACCGATCCCATCCCTTCCGCGTCCGTCAGCGCGTGCCCGTTTGCTCCAGCCAGAACGGCGAGCAAGGCCCGAACGACGACAGCGATCCAATAGCCCCATTCCACAGATCACCCCCTCTCTGTTGGCTCCAAGAGTTTCGGTTGCTCTGAGAGTTCGTGATTCGCTTCGAGCTACTTCGTGACGTTGTCGCTCGCCTGCTCAGCCTTCGCCGCATTGTCGGTGATGTAACGCCGAGCCGCATCGATCAGCGACGTGATCGCGGGGACAATCAGGATCGGCCCTAGGGGCCCGAAGTCCGTGGACGTTGCCCAGCCGCTGATCGCCACCAGCAGCACAGCAGCGAGCGAAAGCAGGTAGGTCCGCAGCACCTTCCACAGGTCCAGGGCGTTGAACTGGAACGCGCCGCTCAAGATCGCTTTCATCGGTTTTCCCCCGCAAAGCCCCGGTTGACTCCCGGATTGAATCGGCCGTTCTCGTTCCGCTGTTCCATGCAATGAACGGCCACGAATCGCTCGATGGAGCTGATCGCCGCCGACTGCTGCTGCTGGACCTTGACCATGTCCTCGGTGACCGTCGCCATCTTCGCGAGGAAACGGCGGTGATCTTCAGCGACGGGAAGAACCACGTAGTACGCACACCACGGGACAGCACAGAGAGTCAGGACCGCGTACAGCGACTGGAACCCGTATTCCTTGCCCAACCGCATCCAGGTCTCAAGCCGGTCGCGTGTCATCGTGATCGCCCGTCCGTGGTCGTGTTGGAGAAACGCTGTGAAGAACGCTGCTGGGGTTCTATGAACGAGGCAAGCCGCCCCGCCCGAAATGATTACGGGGCGGGAACGGCTTTGCAAGAGCGCTGTTGGAACGCTGGGGGAAGGCGAGCAGTTCTTCACAGGAAGGCGGGTAGCGTTTTGGAAGAACCGGGAACGGGCGTGAAGGAGCCGCTCACGCTAAGCGCACCGACCCCCAGAACCCCCACTCTCGAATCTGCTGCTACTCGGATTTCGTTGCCTCACTTCGGTTCGAAGATGTGAACCTTGTGCCCGGCCTCAGATGCCTTCGCTTCGTACTCTTCGAGCTGGTAGGCCGGGAACCCGATCATCGGGATTGCTGGTGAATCGCCCCTCTTTCCGACCGTCAGCGTCAGGCCGAAGAGTTCCGCGGTCTTCTCCGCGTCTTCGCAGAACAGTTCGTAGAAATCGCCCACGCGAACAAAGAGCGTGTAATCCGGAAACTTCGCTTTGACGGTTTGGTATAGCTCGAATGGGTCTGGGGATTTCGTTGCCTCTGCCTTCGCCTTCTTCGCTCGTGGCTTCCTCGCGGGCTTCGTTGCCTTTTCCTCGCCAGTCACTTCACTCGGGGCACCTGCTGCCTCGCCTGGTTCGCCTCTGACCCCTGCCGAGAGCTTCTTGGCGATCTCCTGGAACTCCTGATCGACTTCATCCCAGCCGTCGTTCCACAGGTCTTCCCGGTGGACGGTGGCACCGGTTCGCAGAGGGTTGTCGAGTTTCGTGAAACCAGCAGTGCGAGCGTCTCGGCCGGCTTGAAGGATGATTTCTGCGAGCGGTGGCGTGAGGGGATCGGTTGCGAGGTTGATTTGTCCGATGATGGCGGAAGGCTTCCCGTAGGCGACGGCGGATTGCTCCGGGGTAGGAGCGGTGAGGTCTTCAGGTGCGGGGGATTCGGCGGTCTTGGCCGGTGGGGCTTCCGTTGCCGTTACCTCTGGTTCGATCGGCAGCTCTCTGTGAGCCGGCTCAATCTTCGCATCCCGCTCGCTCGCCGTCAGGACCGGCCTGTCGTCGGGATCTGGAATCGGGTTTGCTTTGCGGAACTCCCAGAGCGATTCGCGGAGCTTGTCGAGGGTCCGCTCCTGGATGCCGCGGACGTTCTCGATCGATCGATCGGCGAGGGCCCGCTCGAACTGCGAGACAGTGCGGATGCCTTCGATCTCGAATTTTTCGAGCTGCTTGGGGGTGACGCCCAAAGCGGTGAGGGACTGGGCGCCGCCGTGGTCGACCGCAGGGCCACTTTGAGGGGCTGAAGGAAGAGGCATGAAAGAATCTCGCGCATGGATATCGCGGTTTCCTTCGGGTTTTCCTGCGCGAGCAACTGCAAAATGAGTGGCTTTGGGCATGTCGACAGGCTTCTCCGCATCTTCTTCGCTCATCGCGTTGAGTTGCCACTTCAGCGCGCGGAGATTCTCCAAGGCTTCCTTCCGCCACTTGCGGACCTGCGAGACCTTCTCGGCCAGCTCGAACTCGGTCTCGGAGTATTCGACGACCTGTGATTCGAGGGCTTCGATTTCGAGGCTGAGCTTCTGACGGCGGGTCAGGGGATCGATGGGGGCGGGGGCTTCCATCGATGCCTGGATCGCCGCCGGGATCGATGCGGGGAGCTGAAGCGGGCTGAGCGGTTCGGCTTCGAGCGCGGCGGGGGCCTCGTCATCTTCGATGGTGAACATTTGGTTATCGGTGAACAGCACCTCGGGATTGGGGTGGCTCGAAGGGTGGAACGGAGCGGGGTGTTCGTTGCCCTGGTCGATGTTCGAACATGCCAGCGGATCGCCCGGCTGATCGTCCGTCTCGTCCAGCGCGAGCAGGTCGAGACCCAGGGTGTCGAAGTCGAATTCGAGGGCGGGGGCTTCGAGGGTGGCGAGTGACATTTTGAAATTCTCCGGGGTAATGGTGGCAAAATTTGAACGGGGTGACGGTCGGAATTCACTGGCTGGGTAGGAAATCCCTACCCAGCCAGTTGCAAAGTGTTTAGAGGTAAGGTGATGCGTCCGAAAAATGGCCTACTGGCTGGGTTGTCTGGGTAAAATCCCATTTGCGCTCTAATGTGTCCTGTGTGTACAGTATGTGTGGTGTACAGACTTCTCAACATTGGTCTGAAATAGGGATTCAACCCAGACAACCCAGCCAGCAAGCACTTAACTTGATGCTCCGTATCGACTTCTGGCTGGCTGGGTAGGAAATCCCTACCCAGCCACACCCAGCCAGAACTTGCAATCGACTTGCGTTAAAACAGTCCGTCCCGGTTTCTGGCTGGGCTGTCTGGGTTGTTTTGGGTTTGGTTTTTCTCGTCTGAAATATTCGACTCAGATTTTTTCTCGATTCCGACATATCCAAATTTTCTCTTCTGCTCGAAATTCCAGAAGCGACCCGGTTTTGCGGTTTTGAAAACGCGAGATATTTCTTTTGCAAACTGATTTGAGGCCAGCGGCTTGTTTCCGTTCTTCTCGCACCAGTCCCGATAGTGGGCGTAAATCTCCTCGGTGATCGTGTTGCCGTTGACGTCTTCTTCGTAGCACTCCAGCAGGAATCGCCGGGCTGGATTCGCCTCTTCCTTGTAGTCGTCGAGAGCTTCCCGGCTGGCCGTCGGGATAGTGAACGCGCGGTTCTCCCGAAGCCTATACAGGCCCCTCAACGCCCAATTCAGCAGCCCCGGCAGCTCCCCCTGGTCGTGCCACCACTCCGTCTTATCCATTCCGTACACCCGCTCGTCCGGGGTGATGGTGACGGTCAGCGGAAGGATCAGCATCCGCCGCCAGATCCCTTCGGAGCGGTCGGAAAAGCGGGGGCGGTTGTTCGCGGAGAGCACGAGCCGGGCGGTGGGGGCCGCCTCGATCAGTGATTGATTCTTCCGGTTGAATGTCATCCGGTCGCCCGCGGTGAACGATTTGAGGTAGCCTTCCGCCATCTTGTCGATTTCGCCCACCTCGGCTGCGATGTTCGCGAGCTTGCCCAGGGTCTGGGTCAGCACGAAATCCTTGGCGAACATTTCGAGGCTGACGTGCGAGACGTTGTCGATCCCGAGGACGGCGGTGAGGGCGGAGCAGATGACGGACTTGCCGTTGCTGCCTTCGCCTTCGAGGAAGAGGAACCGCTGGAACGAGGTGTCCGGAGTGACGCAGTAGCCGAACCACTCCTGGAGCATGTCCGCCTTCTCGGCGTCGTAGTCGAGGTTCCGGCCGATGAAGGCGTCCCAGCGTGGGCAGGTTGCTGTGGGACTGTAGGGGAAATCAAGGGCGACCGGCGAGAACCAGCGGGGGGAATGCGGGAGCAGGCCCAGGGGGGCGGAGGGAGTTGCGGTACCGGTACCGGGCGAAGGCTGATTCGTCGCCTGCCCCTCAGTAGATCCGCCAGCCGCGTCATCATCCCGCAGCACTCGCATCACATCGAGTATCCCATTCTCCATGGCGATGAAGTCGCGGGCGGGCCGCTTGGCGAACGGTGAGCCGGCGGGCAGATCGATCCATGTCGGCTGTTCAACACTGGACGGCAGCAGCGTCAGGCCCTGCAGAGCGAGAACCACGTTGCCGACCAGTGCGGACGTGACCTTCATCGCTTTCGGCGGGGCTTCGTTGTCGCCCTTCGGCACCCACGTCCGCAGCTTCTGAGCGTTCAGCCGGTCAAACTCGGCTTTGCATGCGGCCGCAATCTCGGCTTTGAGTTCGGCCAGGGGGACGGCAACGTACGCCCGGGTGTTCCAGCGATGGAACCCGTCCCGCCAGAATCGCAGGGTGAGGCAATCGGGATGCTTGAAGCGCTCGAGGTAGATCGCGGCGAGGCGGTGCGGGTCGTCGTCGGCTTCCTCGGGCTGTGTGTCCTTGTGGTCGGGATCGCCAGGGACCGCTTGCCGTTGCCAGAGCGGAGCTGCGTTGACCGCTGCCATGAACTGGGCCCGAGTCCCCTTGCGATCGAGCCAGTCGGAGACGTCCCACTTCGGGACCAGCGGACCAGAGTTCGGGTCGCCGGGGATCGGTGGGAAGGTTGCGGTGTCGTTTGGCAGCTCCAGCACGCGGACGGTCGCGGCGATCCCGAGCAACGCGTTGGCGACACGGACAACGTGATCGAGGCCGGGGCGTCGGCCGGTCTTCTCGTTCGGGCGATCCATGTCGGGGATCAAGACAACGTGACGGCCCCGGAGCGTTTCGGAGTAGGTGTCTGCCCACTTGCCCGCGCCGCCAGGGACGGTCGTTGCGATCAGTTTGCAGTTCGTCAGGCGGTCCGCGTCCTTCTCGCCTTCGACGAGGTAGATGATGTCGGAGGGGGCGGCGGCGAGGATCGCGGGGAGGCGGTAGAGGACGCGGGTGATGCCCTGCATGTTCCAGAGGTAGCGACCGGGCTTCGCGGGATCAGGGCGGCGTTGCTTGAAGTCCTTTGGCTCGAACCGCACGACCTGGAAGAGGATGGACTTGTCGGCAGCGTGGTAGTCGTAGGTGGCGACGATCTTGGAGTTTGGCGATCTTGGCGTTGAGTTGGACGATCCGCCCGACGAGTTGGATGAACTGGCGGTCGATGGAGAGGCAACGTACTGCGAAGACGGCAACGAACTCGGATCGACTCGCGGGAACAGCTCCCCGTATTCGGCCGGGATCGCCCGGAGAATCTGCGGTAGTTCACAGCCCGCGAGACAGTTCAGCAACAGCTTGCCCGTTGTTCCGATCGAGATTCCGAGCGACTGCTTCCGGTCGTCGTGCGCGGGACAGCAGGCCATCCATTGATCGGGCTTCGTCTGCTTGACGTTCGTGAGCTTGCTGAGCAGCGGATAGAGCGGTGCGTCGTGCATTGGGTCGCGGCCTTGCGATGATCATCCGTGCCGATCCAGTGGGGAGCGGTGCGTCGTGCTGTTGTGTTGCTGCTGTCTTTGCGTTGCTTCCCTTACACCGCCCTCGCGGTCTGCTCCTTCAACTCCTTCATCCGCTCATTCCAAAACCGCTCCAGCAGTCTCCATGTGATCACCTCGGCCATCCGCCGCCCGGAGCAGAACCACCAGTGGATTGACGGGTAACGCATCTGCCAGGCGATGACGGAGTTAGTCAGGGTTTTCGGGTGAACTGTGCGCCGGCCGGGGGCCGCAGGCTTCTGCAGCACATGCCACATCACTTCATCCCAGTCGCCCTCACACACCACGAACGCAGCCTGCATCCCGGCCGCCCGTTCGAGTTCAGCCTCGAACCGCTCGCGGCCTGCGGTGAGTGTCCCGACGAAATCGGCAACGGACTTCCGTTCAACCGTCAGACGGTCCGCGTAGCCCTCGATGGTGTAGTCACCGGTCGCGAGCAGCTCGGAGCGGGTTGGGATCGCGATCGGGTGAGCACCGGAGGCAGCGTCGGATGCGATGTTCTGGAACGCGAAGGGGGCTTGTTCGCGCTGGTCGATGAGGACGGTGAAGGGGGCAACGATGTAGTGGGGGTCGGGGTTGCGTTGCTCATCCATGATTTACTCACCGCCTTTCAGTAGCAGCACAGCTTCAACACTCGTTCCCGGTTTAGGGAGAGTTCCGCGAATCGATGCGGCAGAAACTTCGCCCAGGTATTCGCAGCTCTCGTTGGTTTGCGAATTACCCTGGTCGAAGCTCGGCGGTTCTCTTCCGATGAACAAATGCAATTCACCGAACCCCCAGACGGGGATTTTCTCATCCTTCGCCAGCCAGAGCTTGGTCACCACGCCACCTCCGTCCGTGAATAAAGAACCACGTTCCCCGACACCTGCCGCTTTACCAAGCCCCGCGTCACGAGCGCAGACAGCACTTGCGAAAGATTCCCGCGTCGGCATCCAGTCCTCGCCGCAACCTGCTGGGCGACTTCGCTGCAGGTCGAGGGTTTTGTGAGTTCACCCATCGCTACCAGTGTTCGCTTTTGCGAGTCTGGTAGGGGGTGCGTGATGAGGGATGTTCTGATCATTTGCCACGCTCCTTCAGAAACCGCGCCAGCTCGTCCACGTCGATCTTCTGCCCACCGATCACCATCCACCGATTGGCCAACTCGGCCCGCGTTTGCTCGCATTCCGAGTAGGCAACAATGAACCCGAGCGCAAACCCAACAGCAAAGGCGATGGCGGCCCACATCGAATCGGCTGTTCGGAATTTTGAAAACAGCATCACACCACCCCCGCTTCCTGATGTTGATCCGCTCGCAGACGCTCCGCGAGAAATGTCTTCCGATCCCTCAACGCCACCCGCTTACACTGCCTGTTCAGCACTTCGATCTTTCCAATCGTCATCCAGAGCTTTTCAGCCCGGCTGGCGGCCGTGTACCACCACTCGCGTGAGGTCACCATTCCCGCGCCGCGTGACTCATCGACAAGTGAGATAACAATTGGGGCTTGCGAGCCTTGGGCTTTGTGGGTGGTGATCGCGTAGGCTAGGTCGAAGTCGCCGTTGAATCCGGCGGGCTTTTCGTTGCCCTCTGTACTGGCTTCTCCGTTGCCTTCTTTCTTCTCCCCTGCCGCGTCCCGCTTCTTCACCATCTTCAACGGCACCCGGATCACCCGCTTCGGCCCATAGAACCGAATGAACAGATCCGCCCCGGTGATGTCGTCCACCCGGCCGATCTCGCCATTGGCAACGAAATCCTTCCGCTCTCCGTTGTCGTTGTCGTCCTCATCGAACACACCCACCCCGCGACTGTTGCAGCTCGGGTCGTTGGTCCACTCCCACGACTTCCGCCCGTGCTCGTCCTCGTGCAAGACGTGCCAGTTATTCGAGGTGCAGATCACCTTGTCCCCGACTCTGAACGAGCACCCGTCAACCCGGCTCCCGTGCGGATTCAGGATGCGTTGCAGTTCCTCGTTGAGCTTCCGGCGTGACAACTCGCCCGACTCGTTCACCGCGGTCAAAACTTGGATGTCCCAAATCGGGTTGATCCCCGGCGGGCAGCACTGAATCAGCGTCTGGAGCGCCGCCAACTGCATCGCCGGGCGACCGATCTCGTGATGCTTCCAGTTGACTCCAGAGGCAACATCGAACTGATGCGGGGCAGGGGGGAGCACTCGCTCGCCCGCCCGGATCGCCCGGCAGGCTCGAACAATCGCCCCGTCGTTCCGCTTGATCTCAGTCAGCTCGCCAAATGGAACTACCTGAGACCCATCTGGGCGACGGGCCAGCAGCATGTCACGGAGCGGGGCGCCGTGGCCGACGGGCGGGAGTTGGTACGGATCGCCGACGAACAGAACGTGAGTCCCTGGTGCGATGGCGTCGAACAAGCTGGCCGCCAGATCGGTATCGAGCATCGACACTTCATCGACGACGATCACGCGATAGGGCAACGGGTTGTCGCGGTTGTAGAAGAACCCCCAGCCGCTGCCGTCGTGCCCGTTGCGGGTGATCCCGAGCAGGCGGTGAATGGTCGTCGCGTTGATTTCGAGACCGTAGGCTTGCATCGCGTCTGAGCAACGGACTGCTGCTTTCCCGGTGGGGGCCGCAACCGCGAGGGCTTGCACGCCGTCGCAGTGCAGGGCGTTTGAGATTTGCCGAGCGGTGGCTCGGATGATCGCGGCGGCGGTGAAGGTTTTTCCGGTGCCTGGTGTTCCGGCGAGGATGCCGAAGGGGGCGGATGTTGCGAGGGAGGCTTGCTGTTGTTGGTGCGGAGTGAGTTCCGGGATGGAGAAGCAGTCGGGCCAGAGGGTGGGTTGGGATGGGCGTTCGGTTGTCATCGGTCCACCTCCACAAGCCAACCCTGCAACCTCTCTACCTGCGTCGCAATCACCGCCTCATTCACCGCCTTCTCCCTCTCCGTCACCCAGACCGCCCCCCGCTTCACCACTTCACCCGTCACCGCGTCCACCTCATCCAGCTCCCGCCAAACCGCGAGCCAGCCGCCCCTCACTCCGAGCTGAACCACCTTCTCGACTCGCGGCGTCAGCCCGTCGATCGCCTGCCTGAGCTTCACGGCGAGTTCCGCACCGCTGAACCACGTGTGACCGTTGCCGTCCGTTCGCATCGCATGGAGCAACGCGAACAACTGCCGCTTGAGCCTGGTGACCGGCAGACCCAGATCCTTGTAGAGCTTGTCCACTCGCAGGAATCCGCAGCCAGGGAACCGCATCGCCAACAGACAGAACGGATCGCGGCGGATTCGCTCGGGAGCCAGTGCCCCCATCTTCGCCATCACCTGCTTCATGAGCTGCGAGCCAAAGCCCCGGCCGCTCAACAGGTCCATCAGTGCGATCTCTGTATCTTCGAGCTTTGCGACCGCCCGCAGTTCCTCCGAGGCTTTCTTGGCAACGTCCAGCGACAGAATCTGCCGCCGACAGAATGCGTTGACTTCCTCAACCGTGCCCTCTGGATCGTTGCGGAGCTTCGCCACAGCTTTCGAGCCGAGCGCATCGAACAGCCGTCCCGCGATGCCCGGCCCGATGCCTGAGCAGTATTTGTCGAGGTACTTCACGAGGCCATGGCGGTTGTGCGGCTGGCCTTTGGCGAAGTTCTTGAAGCGGAATTGCTTGCCGTGCTTACCGGTTTCCCAGCGACCGAAGAAGCGGTAGGCAACGCCTGCGATCAGTTCGCCGCGCTCGCACTCGCCGACGAGGGTGACACTGGAAGATTCCCAGCCAGCGGGGACTCCCGGGATTTCGTTGCCCGTCTTCTCTCCCGGCTCAACGATCAACTCGCCCGTGGCAATTACGAACAGCCCGCCATCCTTCGCCCGCCACTTCTCGCTGCTGAACGCGACGTTGATTTCCTGATTCTCGTTCGCTCGCACGCCCCTGTTTTGCTGGAGCGGCGGCTGGATCGTTGCTGTTGCCATCGCCAGCGTCCTGCTGTGTGTTCATGGAAGTTTGTAGAGACGAAAAAAGCGAAGCCCCGGATGCGCTCTCGACCGCACCCGAGGCTTCGCCCCAGGGCAACCGGGCCTGTTACAGATCGTCAAACGACTGAGTGGTTGCAGGAGCGTCCTGAACCGGAGCACTCGTCGAAGCAGAGGCAACGGGAGCACCCTGAACCTGAGCGGCCGTGTGGACGTTGTTCACCGTTTTCGGAGCGGGCGGATTCGCCAGCCCCGCAGACTGCCCGCGCCCCGTCGCAGCCAACCAAGCATTCAGGGCAACGACATTCTTCGAAACGTCCTTCACCTTCTCATCGGTGATCTGGTAGACCCCGCGCCCGTAGCCCAACTCCGCCTTTGACGGATACTTCGGCAAGTCTTCCTTGCTCATCCGCACGTCGCCGATGACCTGCATCCCGAGCAGTCGAGACGCCCAGGTCTTCCAGTTCAGCTTCGTCGTTCCCGTTTCCGGGTCGATCAACAGTCCATCTTTTCGAACGACCAGACCGAAGCCTTCGAGAAGGTTGATCGTCGTTTCCGTCTGCCATTTCTTCCGCTCTCCACCGCCGTCGCCCGCAATGTACAGGGTCACCAAAAGCCGAGACCCTTCCGGCGACTGGCCCGGAACCGTGTGAGCGACAGTCAAGGCAACGAGCACGTGCGGCGCCGCGTGTTGTCCGTCCCTGATGGTTTCCAGCCGGTTTTCGGCAAACGTCACTTCAAGGTGATACTTCCCCGGCTTCTCGATGACGAAGTTGGTCTCGTTGCCGACCTTGGTCGTATCGACCTGCGATGCGTCAAACTCAAACTCTCCCGTCCCGGCGAAGTCCTGAGCGCTGGCCGCCCATCCATTGTCCGCCGTTGCCGCCTCACCTGCGAATCCCGTACTCATCGAACGATCTCCTCTTGAGAACTTGAACCCTCTGAAACTCAAACTGGTTGCCCTTCGCTTCAGTCCTTTATTGCCTCAATCACTCTGTCTGCCGTTGCTCTCTCCATCAGCCACGTCGGCGGATATCCGAGCACCTTCAACCCCACGTCATACACCCGCTCGCCGCCGTGCTGTTTGACAACGTCCCGCAGACTCTCGGGCCACGTTGTCGGGTCGTTCATCAACTCGCCCCAGCTCCGGCCGATCAGCCGTTCGACGGTCCGGGCGCCGCTGTCTGCGGGCCCGTCTGTGGCTTTGGGAGCGTTGCCCCGTTCGCCCACTCGGTGAGTTCTGCCGTCTTCTGAGCGTCGAGAACAGCCCGCGGATCGGTGCTCGGATTCGCCGCCGCGAGCTTCGCTTCGAGCTTGGCAATGATCACCGCCGCGTCGGCTTCCGGGAGTTCGTGCGTTCCGTTCAGACCCCGCTTGCGGAGCACCGATTCGGCCCATTGCAGGTCGGTCATCCCGAGCGCTTGGCGGAGTTCGGAGAGTCGCACTGCCTGCGAAGTGGTGATGTAACCGGGAGAGCCGGGGACGATCGGCATGTTGAGCTTGGACTCTGGGGCGGCCGGAGCTGCGGGAGCGGGAGCCGTCACAATGGGAGCAACAGCAGACGTTGCACTCTTCGCGATCAGCTTTTCCGACATGGCTTTAATCAGCGCAAACGCCTGTTCAACCGTCAGTTCCGCCGGACTCGCCACGCCCCGCTTCGCCAACATCGCGTTGTAGGCGTCCATCGGCATGGCGAGCTTGTTCGCCAGATCGCGGATTGTTGTGACATGCTGGGCGAATGCGTTCACGGGAGCAGAGGCAACGACTGGCGCGGTGGGCGTGACGATCGGAGCAGGAGCCGCAACGGGAGCCTGCGCCGTCGTGTGCACAATCCTCGGGACGTTGCCGACATTCTCCACGGGGACCATCCCCACTGTGTCAGGCTTCAGCCGGGCAGGCTGGCCATCCTCGCCCGTCTCGAAGTCCTCGGGACAGTAGACGCCCGAAATCACCTCAGGCATCAGCATCCGGATCGCCTTCGAGGTGCAACGTGCCCGCAGCATTTCGCCCGGCCGCTTCGACCAGTTCGAGCCAGGCTTGAACGAGGCCCCGGCAAGCTGAGCTTCCTCGATCGTGTAACCGATCGTGTACTTCTTTCCGTCCACCGTCCAATTAGCAACGGCCTGCTTCCCGTCTTCGCCGTTGTGTTTCCACTCGCAACGCCCGCCTGCCTCACGAAATCGGGCGAGCATCGTGTCAGCCCGCATCGAGAGCTTGCCCTCGATGAAGTGGTAGGTATGCGCGTACTGGATGATCGGCACTCGCCGGGTCCAAGCGTCCATCGCGATCACGTAGCCCTGTCCCGGATTGTTGCAACCAAACATGCCCGACAGGTGGATTGCCTGCCCCGTGACCTTCGCCCACTCAACCGGGTCTTTGATCGACTCATAGGCTTGCGTCGTCACCGCGAGCAACGCCCCGCCCGTGCCCGTGCTGAACTTTGCGTTGCTCTGTGCGGCCCCGGATTGACCCGCTGGCGTGCTGCTACCCTGCTGACTCGTGTCGAACGGCGGTTCTTCGACCGCTGTTCCGTTGCCCGTGTTACTTGCGTCCAACATCGCGAAACTCCCTGCTCCGTTGCTTTACTGATGGCTGCCCTGTGACACCGCTTCCTTCGCTTCTCCGCTACTCTTCGATCGTGATCGTCGGCGCTCCGGTCGGCGGCTTGACTGCTGCCTTGATCATGTCGCGGAACGTCTCGACCTCAGGCACACCCGCCGTCTCGGCCAGCTTCTTCCACTCGCGGGCCTTTACGCCCACCGTGTCGATCTTCAGCACCTGGTCCCGAAGTTGCGGGTAGGCGTTCCACGCTTCCTTCAGGATGCTCTGGTCCCACCCCGGCGACGGCATCTCGATCTTGGCCTTCCGCCTGCGCCCCTGGACCCGCCGCGTCTTGGCTTCCGTCTGGCCGCGAGTGATGTCCGCGAGCTTCTGGCGGATCGCGATTTGGGCTGCGTAGAGCCGATCGCCGAAGGCTTTCATCTCCTGATAGGCGTCGATCATCTGATCAACGTCGTCGGGTGGGATGATTGCTTCGGTGAGGGGATTCAGCAGGAAGCCGGGGTCCGCATCTGGGAGCGGGTCGTCAATCACTGAGGCATTGGTGGGGGCGGGCAACGTCGCTGCCTTGATCCCTACTGACTCGGGCGATGGGAGACCCGGATCGAAGCCGGATGTGTCAAAGTCGAATTCCGTGACCATGCTTGTTGCCTTTCTCTGTGCGCACCGATAGCGCAGTTCGCTTCCTACTCAGTTCAAAAGACAGGAAGTAATCACGGTGGCATCGAAGCCAGCCAGCCAAGTCCGCCCCACCTCAATCCGCGACGATGTTGGTGCGACGATCCCTTCTAGCCCGTGATCACGCTGCATTACTTCCAGCAGATCGCCTGCAACTGGCGATGTTGGAGCGGCAGGTCTCCGACCCGCCCCGGCTGCTGACCCGGTCATGCTCACTCAGCCGTCCTAGCCCGCGCGACGAGAGCCAGCTTTCGCCAGCTCCATTTCCGCCGCGAGCGGTCCTTCCGACTTCCGTGATTCGTTGCTGTGATGTGGGCCGCTGTATGGCCCCTGGTACTTCGGATCGTCTCGGAGTTCGCTGCGCAACACGCGGATCGAGTCCGGGGCTTTAATCCCCAGCCTCACCCCGCCATTGCCACACCGAACGACCTCCACTTCCGCGTCACCGATCATCACGCTTTCGCCCTGCTTCCTTGACAAAACGAGCATTTTCCGAACTCCAACCAACGTCCGCGGGTAGCCTCATGCTTCCGCTAAAAGGACCACAGCTACACGCCGCAGTCATCCATTGGGGGCGGCGGGAATCGAACCCGCGATCTGTGGCTTATGAGACCACCGAGATACCGCTTCTCCACGCCCCGCCATCGGCTCTTACCACCGCTCCCGGCTTCGCCATTCCTGCCACCCGAACAGCACTGCAACGCCCAGCATTGCGAACCACGGGCCACCGGCTTTGACGATCTGATACAGGTCGCTCGCTGGGTCGATCATCGCGTTGACGTTGCCTCCTGCTCGTGTTCTGCTGCGTCGTGATCTGCGTCGTTGTGTTCCGCTTCGCTTTTCCCGACTTCGCGCAGATACCGAATCCACTCCTCACCCAGCACGAATCGCCGACAGCCCCTCCGCACGACCCGCAGCCCGTCACGCTGGCACATCCGCAACGCACCCGGTGACAGCCCGGTGATTTCAAGGAACAGGTCAACCGGGTAGCTGGTCGTGGCAACGATCTCGCGGGATCGCGTTGGGCGAGCCTTCGTTGCCGTTGCTGATCCAGCGCCCCCGTTGCCTGACTTTGCTCGCGGGGTGGCCTTTCGCTTTTGCTTCGCCAGCCGCGCGAGGCGGGCGTTTTCTACGAGTTTTGATCGTGGCGTTGGCATCCTGCTCGCTCCTGGTCCTCGTCCTCTTCGTGCTGCTCTTCGCGTCTCGTTGCTCGTGTCGCTGGTCCGTTTTCAGTCGCGACGGTGGGAAGATACGAGTTCTTCCAAAACAACGCAAGCACAACGCGGTGGCTGTAACGTATTTCTAACGTGGCTCTAAACGTAAGCCCTTGCGTGTAAACGCCGAGCGATTTACAAGAATTTCTCAGAACACGTTTAAAACAGGTTCAGAACAGCGTTACGGAGGGCTTGCCTTGGCTCGCGATGTGGTGACCGTCGAAGAACTGCAACGGATTGCAACCGCCGTCCGAAACGCAGCCGACAGCATCGCGGAGGCGGTTCGCCTCATGGGCGATACAGATCCGCCAACCCCCGAAGTCCTGATTCATGCCGGGACATTCATGAATCAGACGATGCCCCGGCTGATCGACTGGAGCGTGACAGTCCAGAGTGAAGCGAGGTCGCAGTCTCAGGCATTCGCCCTTGGAGTCCGATCAAGCGCGGCCTTCCACAAGGCAGACAACGACCGCAGAAAGGCCCTCGCAGTCGCCAAGAAAGCAGCGGAAACCCCCGCGAAACAGGCAACGAAAAAGCCGAAAAGGTGATCGCCGTGGACAAGTACACCGTGCCATGCCCGAAGTGTGATCAGCGGCTGTTGGCGAGCGCCGAGAACGCGGGAATGAGGGCCAAGTGTTCCTCGTGCGGACATTCGTTTCTGATCCCCGATCCACCGAAATCGGTTGCGGCAGACAGCGAAAAACTGCGAATTCCCCTGGATGACGATCCTGTAGCCTTTGACACGCCGCCTCGCTTTAAAACGGGCGCCCGAAAGCAACAACAGCCCGCACCCCTCATCGGACGGATCGTTCTGGCAGGATTTCTATGCCTTGGGATGGGAGTGTGGTTTGGCGTGTACTTTCTGCTTCAAAAGGCAGAGTCTTCGGATTCGCTTATTCAGTACGGCGTGAATGCAATGGGGGCGATTCTGATCGTGGCGGGTAACGTTGGGGCGTGGATTTTGTGGGGAATCGCCGGGATTTTGTCGCGAATGGACAAGTTTTCTCAAGACGCAAGCCGCCCAATCTAAGCCCCGATAGCCCTACCAAACCCTACCAAACGCTCCCGCCATGGCCCCCCTCCCCCGCGTCCACGTCATCCGCAAGCCCGGTCGCACCTTCCTCTACCTGCGCTACCGCGATCCCGTCACTGGCCGTGAACACGCTCGATCCGCTGCAACAAAAGACACCCGCGAAGCCGAACGGGCGGCCGCACGCTGGGAACGCGAGCTGCGGGACTCGCGCGAACTTGGCCCCGGTGCCGTGCTCTGGACTGAGTTTCGCGAGCGGTACGAAACCGAAGTCCTGTCCGCCCACTCTGCCGGAACAGACTCGAAAGCCTCAACCGCCCTGGCTTCGATCGAAGCCTTCGCGAAACCCCACCGCCTTGCCGATCTGACCTCCAGCCAAATCGCTCAGTGGGTCGCATTTCTCCGCGACGGGACGCGACAGGAAACAACGATCGCCGGGTACGTTCGCACTCTCGCCGCCGCTCTCCGCTGGGCCCAATCGGTCAACCTGCTCACCGCCGTCCCGCCGCTGCCGAAGATCCGCAGCGGCAAACGCAAGTCGATCATGAAGGGTCGCCCGATCTGCGAGGCGGAACTGGAGCAATACGTTGCCGCCGTTCCCCTGGTCCCGCGCTGCGTCGATCACCCGGCCCCGTGGCAACGCCTGATCCGCGGGCTGTGGCTGTCCGGCCTGCGGTTGGGCGAGGCACTGAAACTCTCATGGGACCGGCCGGATGGAATGCTGGTGGATCTGTCCGGGCGCCGGCCGATGATTCGGGTTCATTCGGAAGACGAGAAGGGGCGGTCCGATAGGCTGCTTCCGATCACGCCAGACTTTGCCGCGTTCCTCGAATCAACTCCGACCACTCCTAGCGGTCGGCGCAAGGGCCTGGTGTTCCCGCTGCCGAAAGAAAAGAAACGCAACGGCGACACCTGGAGCATTTCTCGTGTGTCAGAAATCCTAGGGGACATTGGGGCCGCATCGGGGGTGATCGTCAACGACCGGACGGGCAAGACGGTCTCTGCTCACGACCTGCGACGATCGTTCGGTTTTCGCTGGTCCCGGCTCGTCATGCCGCCGATCCTCATGGAGCTGATGCGGCATGAAGACATTTCGACGACAATGCAGTTCTACGTTGGTTTGAACGCGGAATCGACGGCGGATACCGTGTGGGAAGCGTGGGGGAAGGTGAGCGAAACAGCATTGGATGCAGTGCAAACAGCGGGCGAGACAGCAGAAACACCTACGAAAACCACACTTGGAAACGTTGCCGAAACCACCGCCAGCAAACTCGACACTCCGGGGGACACCTCGAAACCGGCAACGAACGGAGCAAGACGGAAAGGACTCGACTGAAACGACTTACAAACACGCGCCTGTAGCTCAGTTGGATAGAGCAACGGATTTCTAATCCCGAGGAAGTTTTGTGAAGACTGAGGCACCGTTAAGAACCACGCGATTTGCGGAGCTTCCCGTTGCTGCCTCTCGCCGGGGTATCGGATTGTGTCGCGGGAATGGGGGACACTTCGGGGGACACCCTAGTTTTTGCCACCCTAGTTGCTGACGATGCGATCCGCTCAGCCCGCGATCCGCCGCGATTTCGGAAAATCCAAAAAAGTATACGGAGACTTATTGACATGCCCGATAAGTATCCGTATACTTAACCCAGACGAGGGCAACCAAGTCAGTCGGTTCTCCGGACGCAGGGGATAGTGGGGAGCCGGTAGAAACTGGCCTATCGAACCAAGGGGAAACCGGGTGTAGCGAGTCGGCGGTGAAACAGGCTGGCAGGCGGCGAGGCACTAAAAGCTAAGACAGAACACCCGGCAGACCGCGAAAGCGACTCGCCGGGGTTTCTTCGTTTCCCGGATGACACCTAGGTAAACTTTGATGCGTTATGGCCAAGAGCAAGACTATCCAATCGGTGATCGACGACGTGCTCCGAGAGGCACTCGACCGCTACTGCCGCCGCAAGAAAGTCACGCGGTCCGATGTGATGCGTGAGGGGATCTGTCGCGTGATCGGTCGGCCCGATCTCAACGGCGGAATCAAGATGGGCGCGCCAGTGAAGGAAGATCGCGAGGAATAGAGACCGCTTTCGCGATCGTTGCCCGATCATCCCCCAGGCCCCGCCGGAACGCCCACGCCGCGCCGTAATGCGGGCTGCGGAAGATAACTTCGTTGCCGTCGATTACGAGGTACGTTGCCTGTGATCCGGATTCTCCACCGCTCTGCCCGCCGCCGCTCTGCCCACTGCTCGTCTTGCCCACGATTCGCCCCAACATCAGGGGTTGGCCGCGTGCCCATCATCCACGGGCTTGCTGTTTCTTTGTCACGTGGCGCGGCCTGCGCGTGCCCCGTCGTGGGGTGGCTCGAAAATACTGTACGCATGTACTGAACGCAAGAGGAAACTACACCTTCGCGACCCAAATTCGCGTCCCCGGTGCAACCTCGAATGCGGTCCCGAAAGACTCGTTTACCGCGTCCATCACGCCCACATTTGCCGACCAGTAGTCATGCCCCGCGATGATCCCGCCCGGCCTCACCAGCGGCCGCCAGGCTGCGATATCCGCCATCACGTCGGCGAAGTGGTGGGATGCGTCGATGTAGACGCTGTCGAGAGTCACCCCCTGCGACTGGAGCAACCGGGCTGCGTCCAGCGAACTGAGTGGCACCCGCTCAACCGCAACGCCCGGAGCTGCCTCGCCGATCGCGCGGAGCGTTGCCGCCAGCACGTCATCACACCACTCGGGCGACGGCGGATAGAATGCGTCGTGAGTGTCGGCCGGATCGACTCCGCGGTCGATGGCGTACACCTTGGCCCCGCCTGCCATCCCGGCGGACGAGGCGAACAGTGACCGACCGCAGAACGTCCCGATCTCCGCGTGGACTCGCGAAACCCGGAACGCCCCGTAAACCCAAGCCAGTTCGGCGGGCCAGCACCATCCCGGAATCTGATAGGACCGCACGACCGCGTTATGCTGATCGAGCATCACTGATCCCCCAGGAAGCAACGCCCCGCAGCCGGGCACACGACCAACCCGCCGGAGACCTGCGCGGCTCGCTTCGCCTGCCGCTCGTCGCTCTCGACAAACAGCAGCGGCTTGATGCCACCACGGCCCCGGCTCCACGCTTTGAACTGCTCGCCCTTCCACGCCCCGATATCAACGCGGCTTCGCTCCCGGTTGTTCGCCCAGGGCCCCATGATGATCTTTTCTGCTCGCATCCCGTGACGCTCCAGCCATGCCACGGTCTCGGTTCGGTATCGTTCAAGCCGGGCAGTCACGATCAGCGGAATGGCGACCTTGCGCATCGGGTAGAGCGGCGATGCGGTCCGCAGAAACTCCAGGTATCGCGGCCCCTCGTCATCTTCACCCGGCAGGCAGTCCCGGCAGAGAATGCCGTCGAAGTCCGTTGCCGTCGATGGCGACAGGACCGAGTTGAACACGTTCCACTCAAGCAAGTGAGGCCAAGGCAACTTCCGGGCGAACAAGTCTGGCTTCTGCTTCGCCTGTGGATTGCAGTAGACCACGGCGGACTTTACTGATGCGTCCGGGTAGTGCCGTCTCACGACTGGCAAGACCTGCTTGATCGAGTTGCCGGTCATCGCTGTATCGTCGATGACGACGATCGTCCCCGGCCCCGCATCTGCTGTCGCTCGCGTGAGTCGCCAGCCGTTGCCACCCTCGATCACATCGCCCTTCGACTGCCTTGCTACATCAAGCGGAAGGTGCCGAATCATCGCGACCATCGTGGCAACGCAGAGACCTGACCGGGCCACGCCGACAATTCGATTTGTGTTGGCAGGCAGCATCGTCGCCAGGTGTTTTGCATCTTCCATCAGCCGGGCCGTCGTCACGAACTCCGGGACAGGGTTTGCCGCCTTGTTCCACGCGAACGGGAACAGCCGGTTGAGCGTCCGTTGCCGCCCTTTGCATCCGCCGCAGGGCTTAATGCCGACTGCTGACGTGACTTTCGCGATCACGTCACCGAGGCCGCGCGAGGGCTTCGACGTGTCCCACTCGCCAACGTCCAGAGCGCCCTTTTCGCAGGCCCATTTTATCCCGGCCGTCACCAGAAGGTTTCGCTTGGCGCACGCTGCACCGATCTCGCACTGGCACGCCATTGCCTACGACTCCTCCAGAACGAATTCTTGTATCTGGTACGCGGTCTTGCTGTCTGTTGAGGCAAATGGGTCGATCAGGCACGCGGGGCTAGCCCCTTCTAGCCCAAACACTCCAGAAGCGGCAGACCTGATGTCGAAGAATGTAGGCGAGCAACGGAACAAAGCAGCGTTTGCCGTTGACACTCCGGTGTCTGTCCAACCGGGGTTTCCCGCTTCAACGGCTGAACTAAACCGATACTGAAAATATCGCTCGAATCCAACTCGGCAAAACAACCGAACCTCTATCGTGTCATCAATAAACTCGCCCATCCCAACCGGGAATGATGTTGATAGCTGCCCCTCAAATGCTTGGCACTCTCCCGCGATCTTGATCGCCGACTGGCATAGGTCCATACAAAGGAAGCTGGGCGTGAGCGTCACCACACCCAAGGGCCCCGAAACGAGGCCGGAAAACATCGTTGCCGTGATCGCAGTAACAACTCGCCCAGGGCAGAAACACAGGTTCGGCGGCAGGTCACATTCTTCGTGGCATTCGGCACACCGAAGCAACACCGTGTACTTGACCTCGCCCTCTTCGTCGAGAATGTCGACCTCGTGCGAGAACTCCCGCCGCGTGCAGTTTTCCAGCGTCAACGGGATCACGGCGGACTCTTCGCCATCCACCAACACGACCATTTCACAGGTGCCGTCGTACTCGTTCGGGCGAATCAGTGCCCGCACTTCTCGCGTCAGGTTGGGAGCGGTCTGCGTCTGCTCGTTAACTGTCCCGGAATACTCCTGCGTGTACTGATTCCAGCAACCCTTGCCCGAGTAGATGTACTCACCTCCGTAAGGCTCGGTGAAGTCCCGGACGATGATGCAGATACATTCGCACAAGCAATCACAGGTAGTGCATTCGGGTTTGATCTTGTCGGTGCAGGTAAAGGCAACGTCACCTACGGACGTTGGGATTGTCCCAGACAGGGCGCGGCAATTGATGTCTACCCCGATCTCGTACCGAACTTTTTCGTAACCGTCCTCGTTGCCGATCACGAAACAGCCGTATTCGTTTTCCTCGAACGTGACGGAGACGTTGACTTCGCCGTTATCCGAATCGAGCGTTGCCGCGAATTCTTCGTCAATCCAATCGGCTTCCGCGCCGTAGGTCTGGTAGGCTCCCTCAATGCTAAAACAGAGTGTCTTGCAGGCGCACGCACAGCAGCCAACAACGCCCTTGCACTCACCGCAGCAGCAGCATTTGTTCCCCTTTGCGGCCATCTTTGAACCTCACTCCGGCGGACAACAGAGGGAGTGAACAACCCACTTCGGATCTGTCTCGCCTTCAACCTTCATGTACCGCGCGAACCCCTTTCGGCCGACCAGCTCTTCCGCAGTCTCGTCGAAGAAACAGCCTGTCAAATCGTGTACTGTGATCTTCCCGTTCTCGTCCTCACCCTCTGATGTCGTTTTCGGGTTGTCGCGTGCCAGGATCGAACACGTTGCCGTCTTGATTTCTCCGTACTCTTCGACCGAGTCAATCTCGAAGGCAACGCCCTCGCCGCCCCCGCCGCCTTCCTTTCCGATCAGACAGTAGCCCGCCTCTGTGTCGATCCCGCCAAGCACCTTGAATCCTGAGTTGCCTTTTTTCAGGTGGTACTGATTCTCCTCAGGCCCAACGTCATCATTGACCGCCAAGTCGTCATCACTGCCATCGCTGTACAGCGCGCGGCAGGGAGCGTCATAGGTGCAGGCCCCGAACGCTCTTACCTCAACTGACGTTGGCCCATTGAACGCGACATTGCCCACCGTCGCTTCAACGTCAGGCCTGATTGCCCTCCAGACGATCGCCCCGTTGATGAGTTCGGTCCCATCGAACCGGATGACGCCATACGGCGGGACGGTCTCGGGGCCAATGTTCTTGAACGGCATCCAGCGGCCGCCGCCGACTGCCGCTTTCGGGTCTGTGATGCCCATAGATCACCGCCCCCGCCGGACGATTTCACGCGACTGCCGCTTGCCCGCGGCGATCATCCGACGGGCGTTCATCTTGCCCCGCGTCTCGCGATCCCGCCGCCGTCGTTCTTCGTAGCCCGGCGTCTCAACGTCCCACTCCGAATTGATGCTCGCATTGGTGAACGCCCCCGACTCGCCGAACTTCCAGCCGACCTGCTGGATCGCCCCGTCTGGCGAAATGTCGATCAATCCCGCGTATTCGAGTTCGACGGATTCCGGCTGCTGAAACTCGGCAACTCGCTCCGCCAAGATCTGATCGGCCTCGCTGCCGATCTGCTGCTCGTTCGTCACGACGTTCGTAGGCTGATTCTGAGCGTTGTACTTCTGGACGATCGTGAGCGTTGCCTCGTCCACATTGATGATCATGGGCGCTGTGGTGAACTGCAGGCCCGGCAACCGCCGATCTCGCGTGTATCGGTAGATGCGTCGATCATCCGAAAACCGCAACGAATGGGCACACTCGACGAACAGCCGGGCGGGATAAATCTTGTCGTTGTCGATGCGGATCACCGGGTCGCTGAACTCAACCAGCCCCTCTTCGCCACGGACAGAAAACGACTTGTTGTACTGATTCGGGTCTGTCTCGCCGCCCGTGTTCTCGTCCAGCTGCAACGACTCGTCTTTCCAGAATTCGCCCACGACTTTCGCGGGCTTCGGAACGGGGACGTTGTTCGGTCCCGTGCTGGTCTCAACGAGCACGTCTTCAATCGGAACAACGTCCTCAAAGCTGGCGTTGGTGATCGGTCCGTGACGGAACACGAACCCGCCGCCAGGTGCCGTCCCCTTGATGCGGTAGGCGCGGTACACCGAGCGCTGAGCGAGCTGGTGAGCCTCTTTCCCATGCTGCTCCAGCACGGCCCCGAACAGCGGCGGGAAGTCTACTTCCCAGCCGCCTGCAGGCTTGTACGGCAATTCGTCCAGAGGCAGATACTGCCCGTCCGCCGTTAGTCCCACAGCTTCCAGCGAGAACCGGGTTTGATACTTCACCGGCCCCCCAACCAGCATCAACTGCGAGGGGCGAACCCCGGCATCGATCCCGTAATCGACCGAGATTTGCTTGCCGTTGTCTGGGAGCGGTTGCCCCACTCCGCGGCGCCGGATGTGAACCTTATTGTTCGTGTTCAAGACGATCCGGCAGCCGAGATTCTCGCACAGTTCGGCGAGTTCCTGCGCCGGGTTGTCGAAGTCCCAATCGACCTCGGGCCGCGAATCATTGGGCAACGCGGTCGCGTCCCCGGTTGGCTCACCCATCGCCTGGAACAGCAGCTCCGCCAGTTCCTGCGGCGTCTTCTCTGTTGCCGTGTCAACGTCGCCATCCTGCTTGCGGATGTTGTATTTCCCGCTGATGTGACCAAACCGCCACTGCCAGCGACGATCCAAGATCGTGACCGAAATGATCTGGCCCGCGTCGTTCAGTTGCGACAGAGGGGCAACGAGCTTGCAATCGGGGAACGTCATCTGGGTCGATGCGTACCGAATCGTCACGTCGCCGTACTCGGGAATCTTCTGCTGCTGCGGAGCGAACGAAATGACGATCGACCCGGGATTGATCCCGTGCGAAAGCGTGTAGCTTCCGCCGATCGGCTTGGCGATGTTGGGATAGTCGATGAAGCCTTGCGGATCGGGCATGACTCAACAGCAGCTTACGCCACCGCTCCGCGGGTCAACCGGATGTTCTGCCCGATCAGAATGTTGGCGTTGTTGGTCGTCTCGTTCAGATCCAAAACCAACGTCGCGACCACCTTATTCGGATCGCTCACCTTCGCCTGCGGACCGAACACCTCAATCGCGTTGGTGACCGCCTTCGCCCGCAGGTCGCCCGCGAACGTGATGTGACCAGACCCGGCAACGACTGGATTCCCCCCGAGCGTCCCCGTGCTGTTGTAGTTGCAGACTCCACCGCGAACCGTGAGCCCAACGTGCCCGCCGGCAAGCAGGTTCAGCACACCATCGGTTTGCGTGATCGTTGCCGTTCCCGACGTTGCCGAATTCAGATCGAGCGACCCGCCGCTCTGGGCGATTACCGCATTCGACAACGTCACCCCGGCGCCCAGTTTGACAGTGGAATCACCAGCCGGGTTGGTCGTGTACCCGACATTGACGGTCGCGAGCGTTGCCGTTTCCCCCTGGTAGAATGCAACGCCGACAGATCCGCGAGAGACCGTCAAGGCGTTGCTGGCATGCGTCCCCTTGAACAGCAGCGTCGGGACCGATGTTTCTGCCGGGTTGTTCGTGTTCTGGACCAGCAGCGTCGTCTGAGCGTCCCCCGTGTTGATCTTGAGCCGACTTCCGCCACCCCGGCAGGTGATCGTGATGGCTTGCGAGTCCGCCGCGTTGCCGATTCGCAGGTACTGATCGCGGTATTCGTAGTAGGTCCGCGTCGCGCCTGCGTCGGCGTTCACCGGCGGCAGGCCGATTTTCCCGGTGAAACCTGCGTCGATGATAATCGCGGCCGGGGTGATCGTGTTCAGGTCGAGACCGTAGAGCAGGTCAGAACTGCCCTGGTCGAACACGATCGTGTCCCCGTCCACAGGCAACGCCCCGCCCGCCCAGTTGGTGACAATGCTGGCGTCATTCGGTCCGCTGTTCGCGGTGACCGTCGTTGCCGATCCGATTGTCTGCGAGTCTGCCGCGCCGCCGCCCGTCTCGGTGGTCGTGATCGTGACCGTGAACGGCTTGCCCGCGGTGTCTGCGGTGAGCCGCAGATCGTTGCCGGAACGCGAGGCTGTCAGTTCCGCGAACTCCGGGTACGTGGTAGAGCTGAGCGCGTTCCACGCGGTCACCACGTTATCAACCACCGTCGTCAACGTCGTTGAACCGGCAACGACCGAGACCGACTTCGAGCCGATCGTGAGAATGACAACGTCCGTTGCTTCCCATGTCCCGCCGAACGTCCAGCCGGTCACTTGCGCAACGGCCGCCGCGTCACCCTTCCAACGAATCGTTGCCATCAAATCACCTCGCTCTACAGGATCGTCGGAACGCCAGACAGCGCCGAAACAGACTCGAATTCATAGTTCCAACTGACCGGCCACGCGGTGAAATCGTTGCCCACTCGCTCCGGCGTCATTCGCACGAGCACCCGCCGCTCCACGTGTTCGGCAGCAGGGAACAACGGAGCCGGAACGATTGGCCAGGATGTGATCCCGATCGCGCTCCCGGATTGGCGAACGCGATACGGCACCTGTTCGCTGACCTGTTGCCGCTCGCCCTGTCCGCGCCGCGTCTCGATGATCACCCAGCGAGGCCCGCCCCCCGAGAATTCCAGCGTCTCTTTCCACTCCGTCAAACCAGTCAGTCCAGCGGGGAGAAGAATGTCCCCCTCGATCGTCACCGAGAAAGTTCGCACGGTCGCGTACTCGGTCCCGTCGCCCTTCGGAAACTGTGGCGGGTTGACGACTCGTGTTCCCCCGAGGCACCGCGACGACTGCAGGTAGTGAGCCGTCCCGACCAAAGACACGTCTAACCCGTTGACGAGGTAGGCGTTTTCGATCTCCGTGATTCGAGCCGTGATATCGGCAACCGTCTGCCCGTCCACGATGTTGATGATGCCGTCGATCGTCCAAGTCTCTTTGATCTTGGTGCAGATCCCCCGCTCGAAGATGCCCTGTCGTGAAATGACGAGGGAGCATTCGTTGTCGGGGTGCGTGTATCCGCCGTACCGGACTTGCATTTGAGGCGATCCATCGGAGACGATGCGTCAACTTCGTGATTCTATTTCGCGTGTGGTTCTGTTCGCGTTTTTTCGTTGTCCTTCCCTCGGTCATGACGGCCTCTTCTCTGCCGTTGCACTCATGATCGACGACTCCCAACCTTCTGATCCCGCTCCGCTGATCGATCCGGCCTTGTTGCCGTTTCTTGATCAAGCGGAGTTTTCTTTGCGCGATGCAGAACACCACGCCCGATCGATCTATCTTGCGTTTTCTCGCATTCACCCAGAGGAAGTTACGCCTCAGACGATAGAGGCATTCCACGATTTGATTGAGCGGTGGTATCGTTCGCACCGAAAATGGATCGGGTTGTGTCGGGAACAGTGTCGAGAGGTTGAGGCGATTGGTTCCCTTGTGGCTAGGCCCGCGAAAATTGTGGTTGATTCGTCAGGAACTCAGGCGAGGATTGGAGCAACGATGAATGACTTGGGTGGGAATCAACACGATCAGGGCACACCTGGTAAGACCGACGGGATCGGCCCCGTAGATTGCCCGTACTGCGGTGTCCGTGTTTCCGATTCTGTGAGGTACTTGGGACAGGCGATCTTGTGTCCGAAATGCAACGGGACGTTCACGGCTCCAGAGACTCGCGAGAACGTCTTGATGATGCAGCTCGTTGTCCCGTTGATCACTGGCGGCCTGCTTATCTTGACCGTCTACTACCTGATTCAATCCTTCCTTCTGGCTCCCTGATGCTCTTGATCAGTATGATCGCGAAGCCTGCTGCGAAGTCCGCATCTGGTCCCGCGTCTGCTGCGTCTGAGCCTGTGCGGCCTTCACGCTCGCAACCATCGCATCCCCAAGTTCCTTGATCGCCTTCACAAGCGCCTGCTGCTGCTCGCCGATTTGCACCGTCACGTCCCCGATTTCGCTTTCGAGGGTCGCAAGCTGCTGCTGATTCTGCTCGATCTGGTTTCGGAGTTCGGTTTCCTTCTTCCGGTCTCGGCCCGTCGTTGCATCTGAGAGATTTCCGAAACCCTCTCGCTCTGCTTGCTGTTGGCGGAACTCTTCGGTTTTTCCCTGCGCGAAACCCTGCTTTTCGAGGAACCCGACTTCTTCTTCGGTAAGCTGCTCACCGCCCGCAATCTTCTTGTCGATCTGCTTCAACTGAGCTTTTTCGAGGGCCCCCATCTGGGCGAACCGCTGAGCCGCCGTCTTATTGCGGTCCTCTTCGGTTTTCAGTTGCTGCCGAGCCGTTTCGAGGGCGCTCTTCGCAGCGTCCTTCTGCTGGTTCAGGTTGTCGCGGATTTGGTTGAGCGCCCCAAGCCGCTTCGCTTCGAGGTCTTTGACACGTTCTGCCGCCGCTGCCTGCTCTTCCATCGCAGCCGTGGTCTGGCCCAGGATCGCGGGTTGGCCCGATGCCTTCCTCTCTTCTGCCCGTGAGCCGGCCGCTGCAACCCCTTGCCGTGCGGTCGCCAATCCGCTCTGGGCCTGTGCTTGAGCCTGAGCGATTGCGGCGAGCTGTGCCCGCGGGTCGTTGCCCTGAGCGTCAATCAAGGCGGATTCGGTCTGCTGGCCAGCCGCACGAAGCTGGCGAGCATCTGCGGATTCTTGGCCAACCCGCTCGTTCTGGTCTTGAACGAATGCAAGCCGGGCATCCCGGTCGCGTTGCATCTTTCCGGTCTTCTCTTCGGATGCGGCCGCGTCGGATTTGGCCGCGAACATGCTGGCGATCCCGCCGCCGCCCATCAGCCGGTCGATGACTTCCGTGAAGGCAACGGCAATCAGGGCAGGCAAGGCAACGAATTTGAGAGCAATCGCACCAAACCCAGCTAGCGAGGCCCCGAACGCCTTGACGCCCGCGAGGAACGCTCCGCCACCTGCGGCTGACGCAATTGCCCCGCCCGCAGCTCCAGCCGCCGCGCCTCCTACGGCCCCGCCAATTCCGCGACCAGCCCCCGCCGCTCCACTGGCGGCCGCCAAAGCATTTGAGGCCGCCAGTGCCTTATTTGTGGCGATTGCCGCTTCGCCCGCAATCTTGATCGCCTGATAGCTCTTGGCAATCCCGGTCGCCGCGTCAATCACGCCCGTGGCAGTCTGGATGTAGGACTCCATCGCCGCCACGTTGCGGATTGCGGCCTGCATGTCCTCTTCGGTCGCAGCCGTGTTCAGCGCATACGCTCGGGCGAGATTCAACGCCCCGGACGCTGTGAGCTTGAGAGCCTCGCCCATCTGGAGCTTGGCCTGGCGCCCTCGCTCCGTTGCCGCCGTGTGCGCCGCCTGCGCTTTGTCCAAATCCTTTAGGCGTTGTTCTTCAGCTTTGCGGGCTTTCTCGATCTCGGCCGCTGCGTCCTTTTCCGCGTCCTCTCGCTGCTTAGCTCCGTTGACCACCGCTTCTGTGTGTTCGTTGATTTCCTTCTTGGCGGCCTCGATCGCGGCCGTTGCATCAACCTCCGCACGCTCTCGCCGGTTGGCCGCATCGACTGCCGCTTGCGCCATGTCGAGGATCGCCTTTTTTGACGTCTCGATGGCGGCTTGCGATTCCTTCTCAGACTGCAGGCGCGTTGCTGTGCTTTGCGTGACAGACTGAGTGAAATCCTCGATGACTTTCCGAGCTTGCTCGATCGCCGTCGAAGCCTCTTTCTCCGCCGTAACTCGTTGCTTTGCGCCTTCAACCGAAGCCTCTGTTAGTTGATCAACCTGCTGCCGGGCCTGCTCCACTCCCGGAACTTCGATCTTCGATTTTTCCTGCTGAATGCGGATGCGAACGACAACGTCGCGGATCGTTTCAGACATTGCGTTCGCTCCTTTCTACCTCTTGGAATTCACGCCTATCGAAGCCAACAGCAGGTCTTCAATTCGCTTAAACCGGCCTCGGTCAATCTGCTCCATGATTCGCTGAATGATCCCCGCGTTCCGCCTCACAACCGCATCATCCGGGAACTGCCCAACCGCCCGACACTCAACATAGTGCTGGTAAGCCAGCCTGTTCTCGGCGGTCCATTCCTTCCCAGCTTCCGGGCTTCCCTTCGGGCACTTCGTCGGACCGTATCCGCACGGTGGGAACGTCCCCTTCGGCCTCGGCATCGGCTTCCCGCTGCCCTTCGGCCACTCTTCCCGTGCCCCCGTCTCTTCGTTGTAGATGTGTTTTTTGCAGTCGTCACAGGACCGGCCCGCTACCTCTGGATGCAAGACATACAGAGCGAGGCCGGATATCAGTTTTTTGCGGCCTCGCCCTCCGCCGCCGCAACCGCCGCACTACCCCGCATCGCGAGTTCGTATTCCTGCTTTGCGAGCTTCTCCGCGTCATCCTTGCTCTCGGTCGGGTCCGGGTCTGAAACACCGGTCCCGAGAATCACCTGGAGCATGCGGTCGAACAGCGACGGATCGAGGCGGATCACGTTGCCCTCGGTGATCGCGATCGGAGCACCCTTCTGGTCCATGATGTCCCACGACTTCACCTTCGAGACGATCATCTTGGCGACGGCCATCGCCTGAGCGGTCGCCCCGGCTTTTCCCGTGGGGCCATAGAGGATCTCGTCACGTTCGGCAACGAGCGCCGGGCGGTAGGCGAAGCGGACTTCGGGGCGCAAGAACTCAACCGGCTTGAAGTAAGCCTTGCGGGTGTAGCCGTCGTCGATGAATGCGGAAAGCATGTGGAAAATCCCGTGTATTTTGAAATGTGGCGAAAAGGTGTCGAAAAGGTGGCGATTCGGTTTCCGGGTTCTTTCCCCCGGAAACCGCCCGCCAGCATCACGCCGTCGAGTCATTCGTGACCACCAGCTCCCGCGTCGTGCTCGTCATGCGTGCGATCCCGTCCAGCGTCAACGGGATCTCATCCTTCCCGGCAACGACCGGCGAGTTGTCCGGGAACTGCAGCTTGCCGTACGTGAACGTCACCGAGCGCCCGCCGTTCGTGAACGCGAGACTTCCGGCCGACCCGAGCAACGCCTGGTTGTACAGGTCCACTTCGTCACTCGTGAACGGGGTTGTCGCCTTGAACGACACAATCCGATCGGTGGGGCTGATATCCGTTGCCGATTGCGAATTCGCAAATCGGGTCGCGAGCACGTTGTCGATCGCCGTCTCGAAGTCGAAGAACTGGCGAGCCGTCGAAACCAGAGTCAACGCCCCCTGGTGGAACACGTATGGCGGATCCGTCGGGGCGGTGATTGACGGGAACGACGTTGCACTCACCGTCTCGGTCTTCCCGACGATGTCCAGCACGAGCTGAATCAACTGCCCGGCCGACCCGGTGAACGTGGCCTTGCCGACCTTACAGTTGCCGTACACGAATCGCTTGGCGCCGCGGTCGATGAGCACGTCGAACTCAGGCAACGTATCCGCCAGGGCGAATGTTGTCCCCGATGCGACCGCCCCCAAGATTCGCGGCAACAGCAGGTCGAGAACCGCCGGAGTCGGATGCAACGTGATCTGTCCGCCGATCGCGTACGTGCCCTCGGCTGTCCGTTCGCTCGCGTGCGACCGCGTGCCCCGGATTCCGTTCGTGTCGAGAATCACCCCGGTCTTTTTGAGGTTCTCCGAAACGATCTCGATGGCCTCGGTGAACGAGCCAACGGCCGTTCCGGTCGCACCCATCGACAATCGAGACGCCCAACCCATTGAGGCGGCAGGCATGTTGTTTCTCCTGGTCTATCTGGTTTGGCTTCTATCTGGATTTCAGCGTCTCGACCACCGCATCCGCGATCGCGTCAACCAAGCTCTGACAAGTCTCGTCGTTAATTCCCACATGCTCCCGCTGCGGGAGTCTCGATGTTCCGTCCTGGTGGAAGATCGAGTAGGGCACTTCTGTTCCGAACAACAATCCGCGGTGACTCACCGCACGCACCGAATCCCCCGTTGCCCCGATGAGTGAGGCCTCTAATCGCCCCTTCTCATAGAGAATGATCCCGTGCCCCTTCCGCTTAATCGTTCGTGGAGAAAGGGGTCTCCATTTGCTTCCAGAGGGGCTTGCCTCAGCCGCAAATCCGGCCGCATGCGTCCCCTCAAACACCCTTAAAAACGGCTCAAGCGTCTCCGAGTAGTCGGCGTTCTGAAACTGCTGCTCGATTTCGACGAAGATCCCGCCCAGGGCGGCGATGCCTTCGACCTGCTGCCTATGCGTTTCCCGCGTTGCCGTTGCCATCGTTCACCTTCTTCAAGCGAGCGGCCGCGATCGCGTCACCGGGCAACCCGTACGGCTGGCCGTCCAGCTCGAACACCCGGCCTTCGGGACCGTCAATGACGTGGATTGTTGAGCCGTGGAACTGGAGCGCCATGGCCACGTTCTCAGGCTTGGGGGCCGCCGGAGGTTGGATTGGTTCCGTCGTGCTGACGTTGCCTTCCTTCGCGATTTCGTTGCCTTCACTCATGATCTCGCCTCTCGCGATGAGACCTGGAGCACGATCGCCGAAACCAACACGTTTCGATCGAAGAATGCTCCGGGGTCGATGATTGCCTGTGGCTGAACGGTCGAGTTGAAGACGGTCGAAAGCGACGTGAACGCGGTCAAATTGTGGTGGAACTTCTTGCGGATCGACTCGCGCCAGGTCAGGTACTTGTCTCGGTCCGTCGCTTGCGTCTGTGAATCCGGGGCAACGATCGCGACAAGGATTGGATAGATGATGTCGTCGCGAAGGTTGGTCCCGGCTGTTGGCGTCAGCGTCTCACCGCCGAAGGGGGCAATCACAACGACCGGAGCCGGGGGATTGGTCTTCGGCAGATCCGCCGGGCGGATACTCGGCACCTTCTGCGTGAACACCAGCGTTGAAGACAAGCCCGTGAGCGATAGACCGGTGATACCGGTTTTCACTGCTCCGAGAATGTCTTCCATGATGCTGGACACTGCCCACGCCCTTTCACTGCTTCATTCAGACCCTACGTCGTCAGTCTCCGGCAGATCACTTCCCAGTGCGTGTTGTGCGACCCGATGCCCCGCTGCTTCGCGGTCAACACCGTCCAATTCGCCCCGCAGCACTGCTTGATTCTGTCGCCCTGATTGATCTCGGTCGTCTCGGGAAGCAACGCGATCGGGATCATCCAGAGCAGTTCGTCGCCCTGGATTTCGACCCCGGAAAACTGAGCCCGACGCCGGTCAACGTCCCCGGCGAGGGCATGCGTCACTCTGTGTTCGGTGGCAACGCTGTTCCGCACTGTGGCAACAATCACCTCTTCGGTGTTGTCCCATTGCAGGTAGTCGTTGCTGTAGTCGATCACGTTGCCCTCTTGATCTGCTCACTGCCCCTTACGTCACTCCGATCACTGACTCTTCCCACGGCCCGTTATCGGTCACCGCCCCGCCCGCGTTGGCGATCAGGCGGTCCAGCATTTCCAGCTCGCGGTAAAGCCCATCCTTGTAGCCGACGTGATCAATCCCCGTGGCGGCCGCGTTCGGCTTCCCCCCGGCCGCCGTGGCTGACAAGGCGGCGAGTTGAACCGCGATGGCAGACCGGCGAGCGGTGAGGTTTTCGAGGTACGTTGCCACGATTCAGGTCCACTGGATGACGGACGGGGAATTGCCGTTGCCGTTGCTTCGTTGCCCTACTCTTCCTGAGGAACCGGCCCCAAATCCTTGATCTTCCGATCCGTCATCCGGGGCGACGGCCACGACTGCTTCGCATCGCAGTACATGGCCCAGGCGTCGTTCTCGTTGTCGGCGATCACCACGCGCGGAGCCTCTTCCCCGACACTCACCGAAAACCGATGCTTGCGGGGGGCGGGGCGGCGGTTGGCCGCGAGCTGTCGCTGGTAGGCGGTCTGGGCAACGATCGTGCGAGCTTCCGGGAGCGGTGAGGCAGCCGGGGGAGCGTCCGGGTGGACTGGGATGCGGCTGACGTCGTGAACGCCCAGGTTGATCTCGGGGGCGGCCGGAGCCTGGACAACCGGAGTCTGAGGAGCGGGAGCCGCGGGCTTCTGGGGGGCCGGAGCGGTCTGTTCGGGGGGCATGTGACACCTTGGAAAAATGTTTGAACGGTGGCGTGGTCTTCAGTGAGTCAGCTTCAAAACATCAGGCAACGAATCCGGGCAGCCCGAGACAGCCGCCCCGCCATCTTGCGACAGCGGAGCGACTGCTCCCGCGCCACCAGCAGCTTCAATCAGTCACTTCGTTACGCAACGGTCGCCTTCGCCATCAGGCGCGGCTCGCGAACCACGTACTGACCTCGCTCGCTCGCCTTCCAGCGGAACGGGATGTCCCGCGAGAATTCGAGTTCCGAGTTGGCCGGAGCCTGGACAACCGCCATCGGCCAGTTTTCCATGTACCGGAACGCCCCCGACGGGTCGCCCATGAAGTAGTCCGTGTCGGTCGCCAGGCGGTCGGCCAGCAGGCGGCTGGTCAACACGTCGAACGCACCGCCGACGGGGTTCGAACCCCGCGTCTCGATCGGATTGGCGCTCGTCGCGTAACCCGGCGTGACGTGAACGACTTCCGTTGCCGACTTGATCCGGTTCGCCGTGGTCACGAGACCGCGGGTGACGATCAGCTTCATCGGCCCCTCGATCACGATGGGCTCGCCCGTGTTGGGGTCGCGCATCGCGTAGAAGAGCTGCATCAGGTTGTCGATGTCGGTCCAGTCCACCAGCGCGTTGCTGGCTTCGAGGTTGTCGAAATCGTGCGTCCCCGAGTTGTTCCCGTAGGTCGCGATCTGACCGCGGCTCTTGCGGTTGTAGCGGTGACGAGTCGTGTTCTCGTCGATCACGCAGTCGATCGCCCGCTTTTCCTTGTTGAGACCGAGCGAGTAACCGACATTGCGGCAACGCTCCAGCACGAGGCCCGTGCGGTCGAAGAACGCGACCTCTTTCGAGACCGGAACGATCAACCCGCGCTTCGTGGTCTGGGGCGTTTCGATGTAATCTTCGTTCGTCCCGACGATCGGGTATTCACCCAGCTCGTCAACGACTTCGGCCTTGTCACCCAGGTCGGCAACGCCCGGCAACTTCTCGCCGTTGAACTGGGTCGAGACGGACGGGATCAGGCCCGTAAAGACGAAGTCTTCGGCACGATAGGCCGCCATCGTCTCGGTATAGATGATCTGCCCGAAGATGTTGGAGAAGAACGCAGTGTTGACCGCATCGGACTCCATCAGCTTGGTCAGGTTGATGCCCTCGTTGCCGCCGCCGTGCCGAGGGTTCCACGAATCGAGAATCTCGCGACCGCAGGCGGCCCCGTTCGCGTCCGTAATGAACTCTTCCATGCACTCACGGATCGAGAAATCCTTCGGCTCGATCGCCTTGGATTCGAGGGCCTCGGTCAAGTCCGTAAAGAACCTGTCCGGGGTCTTGTCCTTCTGCGCGGCTTCTAGCAGTCGCCGCAAGCTCTTCGTCTTCACAGCCATGATTGTCCTTTCTGGACGATAGAGAGAACTGCGGGCGACTACTCCGCAGGGGATTCCGCTTCAGGTGTTGCCTCGATCAGAAGCAACGCCCCGGCTTCGGTTAGCGGTCCTGATAGGCCGCGATGTAATCGACGTTCACGACTTCCGAATTCGCACTACCCGCCTTCACCCCGACGAACGCCATCATTTCCGTGGCGCTCGTGTAGGTGAGCGAATGCTTCATCACGTGAACGCCGTCGATCCAGAAAGACACCTCGGCCTCGGTGGACGAAACCGGGATCACCTCGATCCGCAGCGTCTGGTAGGACGCCCCGCCCGCCGTCTGCGCTGACTTGCTCAGCGAGTTCGCGGCGGTCAGGTCGGTCGTCGTCTGGCTCGAACCGAGCGAGCTTTCCACCTGCCAACGTGTCCCGCCATCGACCTTGAAGAACACGGCCCCGGAGTAGGACGCTTTCGGCCCCGCCCCATCGTCGAGGATCGAGTTGGCCCCGACGGCATCCATGAAGCCGAGACAGACGTTGGCATCGTCCGTGTTCGCTTCCGCGTACTGAATGCGAGCCTCGAACAATAGCGGCTTGTTGTTCGCGAACCTGAAGATTTCCTTCGTCGTGAGAAGGTAGGCTTCGTTGTTGTCCGTTGCCCCCGTGGTGAGCACGACGACGCCGCCTGCCGCATCGCTCGAAGCAATCGTGGCACTCGCGTCGGCACTCGTGTCGGTGAACAGGTCGCCCGACACGAACGTCTCGAAGTCCTCGAAGAACCCGAACTGCTTCCGGCCGACCGTCAATTCCTTGAGGTCTTGAAGGAGACTCACTCCCATGATTTTCCCCGCTTTCTGTGGGATGGATTTCAGATCTGCAATCAGCCAAGGCAACGAACCCCAGCCCGTCCCGTCTCAGCGGGTTATCGCTTCACGGCAGCCGCGAAACCCTTTGCGTCCGCCGGGTACTTCGCGTCTTCCTTCGATTCGAGCAGGGGACGAGACACGGTCGGGCGGTTGCCCAGGCCGAAGCGGCTTTCGTTGCCCTTGATCCCCGTTCCGCTCGTCGCTCCGGCCACCAGAGCCGCCCCGGCCTTCGCCTTGAACGACTCAATCAGTTCCTTGCGTTCGGAACTGTCTTCGGCCCTCGCCACCGCCTTGATCTGCGACTCGGTCGGCTTGGCGATGCCCGCGGCTTCCAGAAGCTCGGCCGCCACGGCTCGCTTGGCCTTGACGCTCTCTTCCATCGGGTTGCCGCTGGCCCCCGATTCACCGGCCCCGCTGGGCTTGCTCTCGCCCGAGGTCTCCCCGCCGCCGTTGAGCTTTTCGTAGGCCTTGAGGATGTCCTTGATCTTGGTGAGGGTGGCCTTCGTATCGAGCTTGTCATCGTCGAACGCGGCAACGACCATCTGCCGGAACGCCGCCTTGACCTGATCTTCGCTCTCGCCGCCCGAGGCTTCGGCGGGCATCTCCGCCATCGCCATCGGAGCCATCGCGTCTTCTTCGAGCAGCTTCAGCAGCATGGCCCGGCCGGGGTTGGCCTTGTCGATCTGTTCCACGTGTTCCCGCAACTTCTTCATCGGTTCCTCGCTCTCGAAAAGCCCCGTGTTCGTTGCGGGGGTCTGAACAATGTCAACCGAGCGCACGGACTCGATCGACTCAACAACACGCTTGCCGCCCTTCGTCCCCATCCGCCCTTCGGCATTGTGGGACAGGCCAAATCGCTTCGGGTTTCGCTCCGCCGCCTCGAAGAGCAGGCCCGCGAGCGGATGCTCTTTCAGGATGTTCAAGTCGCCCACAACGGCCTTCTGCTCCGGGATGTACTTCACACCGGACAGCCAGCCGATCCCGTCGCCAACTCCGCGCTCTACCGAGGCGTTCTTGCGATCCGGGTGATTGACGTTGACGCCCAAGCCCTCATAGATCGTGGCCGCCTGCTGCATCGCCTGTTCGCTGTACTCCCGTCCGTTCTTCGACGAGGCGCCCAGAATGCGAACACCGGCAACGACTCCGGCTTCGCGGTTCACCTTGGGCGCATCGCTGTAGACGGTCTCGATCAGGGTTTCCCGCGTCGATGTCTTGGGGGCGGCCGTGGCCATGTTCGTTGCCTTTATGCCTGGTGGCGGATCTGTCTTTATCGAGTCGCCGCGAGTTCTGGGGGACTGGCCCCGGCTCCCGCGCCAACCTGCTCAAATGCGTATTCAATCCAGCAACGGCAACGCGGATGAGCGGGCGGCCCATCCGGGAAAAACCGTGACCAGTTGCTTCGCGTCCGTCCGTTCAGCGGAGCACAGATCGGGCAAACCCGCTGATCTTCCGCCGTGAACCACCTGTCCTCTTCGTTGCGTCCGACCGTTGCATCGACCGCGATCTCACCGGCCGCGCTCGCTGCCCCTGTCGTCTCCGTCACTGCGATGTTCTCGACTCGACTCGGCCCGAAGGCTTGGTCGATGATTTCGTCTGGGTCTGGTTGAACTGTCGGTTGCGGGGTGGTCGGTTGCGTTGCGGGCTGAATCACCGGCAACGACCCCGGCTGTTCTATTCCCGTCCCGCTTCCCCCCGGTTGTGCTGCTGGCTGTCCTGTCCCGCCCGTCACCTCGCCCGGCAATCCGATCTTCTCGATGATCTCTTGGCTTCTCTCGGTGTACTGCTGGGCGAACTCCGTTGCCCTTGCATCAGCCCACCGCCTCAACTGCTGTTCGATCTGAAGCGTTGCCTGTCCGATGTCGCGTCCGGACTGAGCAACCGCTGGTTCAAGCCGTGCCGTGTACTGACTCGACCCCGCCATCAGGATCAGCAGCAGCAACGCCGCAGCTTCTTCTTTTGTTTCCTGCTTCACTCGCTCCCAGAATTCCGCCGGAATGTTTCGTGGGTCCGGTGGCGTTCCAAGTAACTGCTTCAGTTCGCGCTTGTGCCTCGCGGAGAGTCTGGCGAACCGCTCCGCGAATCGTTCTTCGTGTCTGGTGCGTCCGACGAGGTCCACCCGGTCACCTGCTGCCGATTACGGGTAGGACTCGAAAACCGACTCGACCGTTTGGCGGAGAGCATCCGACGGGCTGCCAAACCCGCCGAATCCGCTGCCACCAAACCCACCGAACCCACCAGCAACCACCGCAGGCTTCGCCCCGAGCTTCTTCTCCTCGTCCAAATCGAGCCCCAGCAACGTCGCCCCGGTCTTCGGAGAGAGCACGCCCATATCCATCTGGGCCTTCACGGATGCCGTCAGCTTGTCGATGTCGCGGGTGGCAACGGCAGGCGGGTCAACCTTGACCTCGAACAGCCGCCGGATCGACTCCCAGGACTCGCCTTGGCCCGCGTCGTTTACTCCGTAAATGTTCGCTTCGTACCCGAGCTTCAGGGCCTTCAGGACGGCATCCTTGAACGCGGCCGCGTAGAAGTTCTGGTCAGCCTCGCGTGCCTTGACGAACGGGGATTCGGCAACGAGCGTCGAACTGAAGTTCGCGTTTGAGGCATCCCCGGAAATCATGTACTCGGGAAACACCCAGCGAATGCCGATCCGCCGCAGAATGAACGAGGCAACCTCAACGAAGCCCGCGTTGCGTTCGGCCCCCATCGGCCCCGGCTTGTAGAGCTTGCCGGGCGAAGGGCGAAGAACCGTCCCCTTGTCGAACCGCTGCGTCCTGATCGTGCGTTGGCCGCTCTGCCCCGGCCGCGTGACCTGCCCTTCAGCCAACGCCCCGGCCAGCCCTTGGACCTGCCCTTGTGTCGTTCCGGCCGGGTGTTCCTCGATCCACGCGATCGCCGCCTGGAGGGATGCCCCCGTGACCATGTTCCCGGCCAGCTTCGCTTCCGCCCGCATGTCTTCGAGGACCGGGTAGAAGTCGCTCACGCCCCGCTTGGCGTTGCGGTACGTGTTCCGCTTCAACCAGATCATCCGGTCGGCCGGAACGTAGTCCCAATCGACTCCCGCCCCGTCATAGACCACGTGGAAGCCAAGCGGGTTGGCGGGCTGACGGTGTTTCGTGTGAACGCCGAACGTCCAAGAGGACTGGTATTCCTCGCTGACACCGAGCCAGTCTTCCAGCGGCCGGGCGTTGGCCGGTTCGACGATCTGGGCAGGCTCGATCGACAGGGCAGAGAACTTGCCGCCCTGGAACTCGATCGCCGCCGCCGCCTCGCCGTCTTCGCGCGACCGCTGATGCAGCTCGCGGGCGAAGGTGTCCCGCAGCCCTAGGGACTCAACGATCAGGTCAACCAGAGCCTGAAGCCGAGGGCCGAGTTCCGCCCCGATCTCCTGCCCCTTGGTAGGCTGTACCGTGAAGTCGAAGCCCGCCTTCCCGAGCACGTAGTTGGCGAGCGACTCGTTCGCCCCTATCGCCACCCCGTCGAATTGGGACAGCAGTCGGCAGTGCCCGCGGATCAGCCGCAAGTCTTCCTCAGTTTCGTAAACCGGCAGGAACTTCCCGTCCTGTCGATCCTCGATCCGATCCCGGCCGCCCCAGCCGCCGATCCCAGCGAACATCGCGTCTTCGCGAATGCGTTCACGCGGATCAATCCAGTCGCCATGCTGCTCGGTGAGAGCCTGCGCATCGCGGGTCGCGAAGAACGTGGCGGCGGCGGTGAGGCTTGCGGGAGTCATGATGGAGGCATCTTCGCCGCCGTCACGCCAAAGCCAACTCCGCATTTACAGATAGCTGTAAGCTAGTTTGGGAATCGTCGAATTGACCCTCGAAACGACTCTCGAACTCATCGCGAAACACTCTGGATTGTTTCGCGGATTGTTTGCATCCCTTCACCGGGCAGTAGCAATACCGGACTGTTTCCGTTGTCGATCCCGCGAGCATCGGAACCGCGTGAACCGGGCATACCGGTTGCGGCTGAATCCGAAACTTTCGCTTCGGTTTCGGCTGATCAGGCTCCGGCATTCCGGGGAAGAGTAACTGCATCCTGCGATTCCTCATACCACAGCGTAAGAAATCTCGGTGAGTTCGTTGCCGTATTCATCCACGTTCACCGCGTTCGCGCCCGTCGGGATCTGCGACATTTGATCCAGCAAGCGAATCGCCATCTCCAGCGCGTCAGGTCCATCATCGTGATGCGCGAGGGGCCACTCCCGGAGCTGCGAAAGCAGCAACTTACAACCCGGAGTGTTGCGAAACCGAATCAATCCGCGTGAGAAATACGGGTCGAGTCGCCCAATTCTCACGTTCTTGTTCACGCGATTTTCGATCAGATGCAACGGCAACGGCGGAATATGCCCCGATCGACACTGATTGTCGAATTCTGTCGCCAAAAGTTCCTGGAATTGATTCGACTCCAACAACACTCCATCAGACGGATTGTGACGATAGAACGTGATGGAATCGGCAACGATCTGCGACGGCGGGCGCCGCTCAATGTCGGCGTCAACGTACAGCAGCCCCCCGCACAACCCGACGAACACGATGGCGGAATAGTCCCCTTTTTTCGCGTCTTTCCCCTTCGACGGGTCGATCGCGATCGAAGCAAGCTCGAATCGATCAGGCCAGCGATCCGCCCAGATGTTTGACCAGTACGATTCCGGCCATTCGGATTGAGTCGCGAGCGTGGGTTTCTGCTGGTAGAGGCAGCTCCACTTGTAGGGCCCAACGGCCTGCTCAATCTGTCGCAGCCGGTTGATGTCGTACCGCTCCGGCCAGAGGGCTTCCTCGTTGTCGTTGATCGCGGGGAAGTGGACAACATCCCACTGCTCCGCGAACTCGTCCCCGGCCGCCTGAGCCTTCCGCAGCCGCCCAATCAAGTCGTCCTCGTGCCATCGCGTCTGCAGCACGATCACTGACGCCCCAGGTTCGAGCCGGGTATAGGCGGTGGATTGCCACCAGTCCCAGACGCTGTCTCGGATCGTGGGGCTCATCGCCTCTTCCCAGTTCTTGAACGGGTCATCGACGATCAGCAGGTCGGCCCCCTTTCCCGTGATCGCCCCGCCTGCCCCGGCTGTCTGCATCCCGCCTTCGCGGCCCTCAATATCCCAGCGGTCTGCCGCTGACGATCTGGGATTGACCTTCACCGCGAAGATGTCGTTGCCGAATTCCTCTGTCAGTGTCCGCGCCTTCCGGCCCCACTGAGCGGCGAACCCCGCTTCATAGGACGTAAGGATCACGCGGCGATCCGGGAACGTGCCCAGGTAGTGCGACGGCAGGTATTTGCTGAGGTATTCCGACTTCCCGTGCCGAGGCGGCATCTGAACCAGCAGCCGGCCGTTGGGCTTGTAGGCCGTCCGAATCACCGCCCGATCAAGGGCCGCCAGGTGCCTCGCCATCTTCCACCGGCCCCGGCTCACCGTCCGCGCGTACAGGGCTGGCGTTGCCGTCTGGCGGACCAAGTCGCAGGAAGTCGAGGTAACGATCATCGTTGAGCATCTGCTCGCGTAGACTGGCGGTCACTGCACCAACCGAGACCCCGACGGCCATCCCGCCGGAGACGTTCAGGTTGACGTTGCTTTCCTTTGGAGTGTCGATCTTCTGCTGGTTCACGTTGATCGAGTCGGCGGTGACGATCACCTTCGCCGCGGCGATCTTGTTTCGCGGATCTGGGCTTCTCTCAACAATGCCGAACATCTGGTCCAAGAGCATCGCCCGCCGCTCGTCCGTCATCGGCCAGCGTTCTCGGAATGCTCGCCGGGCCAGTACCATGTTCCCCTTACCAGCGTGTAAAGCTCCGTCCCCGAACATCACCTCGGATTCGACGGGCTTTGCATCTGGGGTCGATCCTTCCCCCGGTTGCGATCCTTCCCCCGGCGGAGTGTTCCGTTCGAGTGATTTGACCTCGGTCAGCCTCGCCCGACGTTGCCTTCTCTTCCGGCCACTGGCCACTATCTCGCCCTCACTTGCACCCGGCAGATCATCACCAGCGTGTCACCGAGCGACGTTCCGCAGCTCACCTTCACTTCGTAGTCCGTGTCTTCAGTCCCACCGCTCACCTTGAACTTGACCGCCTCGCTGGCCGGAATCGTCTCGCCTTCCTCGGTCGTGAATGCGCTCCCCTCGATCGAGACACTGGCGACCGTCAGGCCCGAGGGTGTTGCTGTTGCTGTGGGCGATCCCGTGAGCGTTTCCCCAACTCCCAGCTCACGCGAGAACACCGCCGGAATCGTGCGGGCCGCGTCGGGATGCTTGACGAAAATCTGTGCTGCGGTGACCCGCGTGTATTCCGTTGCCATCATGCCCCCTGGATCGGATTGGCCGAGGCTGCGATCCGCAACGCCCCTGTGAACTGTGTTGACGCTCGCTCTACGGTGAACCCCGCGGCCGGTCGGGTGGCCCGGAAGATCGAGTCGCAGCCGCAGGACTCGAACGGCGAGCTCGCCCGGGGCGCCCGGAATGACCTTGGATTCGGACACCACGCGAACGGCAGATTGCCGCTGGTGAGGAACTGGAAGGAGTAATCGGTGGCTGGGATTAAGGCGACGAGCGTCCCACCGATCGCCACGCCCCCGGAAGCGGTGACGGTCGAGACAGCAACGACCCCAGAGACCCCGGAGACCGAAACCCCGCCCGAGGCGGTGACCATGGAGACTGTGGCAACTCCGGTCGAAGCCGTGATCGCGATGCCACCCGAGGCGGTGACCGTTGCCGTCTGATTGACCGCGGAACTGACCGACAGGGCGACCCCGCCGGCCGCCTGGACGGTGGAAACAGAGGCAACGTCAACAGCCCCACCGACAGTGACCCCGCCGGCCGCCGTCACCGCCGAGACCTGCGAAACTCCCACAGCTCCGGCAACAGCCACTCTTCCCGCAGCACTCACGACCGCAACCGAGGCAACGTCAACAGAGCCAGAGACGTCGATCCCACCCGAGGCGAGCACGGTCGAAGCCGAGGCAACGTCTGCGCTCGCTCCCACCGCAATCCCGCCTTGCGCGGTTACCGCCTGGACCTGGTCAACTGCTGACGCCCCCCCGGTTGCAACGCCACCCGAAGCGGTGGTGGCTTGGATCAACTGAACGACCGAGACCCCAGAGACAGCGACTCCCCCGGAAGCAGTGACCGTCGAGACGAGCACCACGCCTGCGAATCCAGAGACGGCAACGCCCCCCGAGGCCCCGACGGTGTAGACGCACGCCACGCCCGTAGCAGCTCCGCACGCAACGCCACCGCTGGCAAGCACATCCGATGTCGTCGGATGCTCGCTGAATGCGGCGGCAGAGAATGCGTACTGGCCGAGAAGCATGGAAGCAGGCGGGCCTTTCGTTGCCTTTGATGTGCCGGGCTTTGATTAGGCCGGGTTGCTCATCTGGAATGTGATGTCGTTCACGTTGATCTGCCCATCTCCCACCGCGACACGCGCCCCATCGGTCCACCGATGAGCGAGGATCACCTTGCCCGACGTTGCCCCGACGATGTACCAGCCGTAAACGCTCTGCGAGGTCGCCCCGGTGTAGGTGAAGCTCTGATCGGTGGCATACTCGCTCTGGGCGATGTTGCTGGCGATCGAGGCGGCCCCCCAGGTCGATCCCGTCTGCGAGCGTGTCAAGGTCTTAGCGGAATACCCCGTGAAGTCGGCCTGCGTGAAGTCGGCCAAGACAGACCCGACGACCGGCGTGTAGTCGTTCTTGAACAGCCTCAGCGACCACGCTTCCAACGTCCCGCCCGCGAGCAGGTTGTTGACGAGAACGACGCGACCTTCATTCGGTGCAACGGCCATGATTGATCTACCCTCTCAGTGAACTATGAACACGGCTCCGCTTCGGCCGTGGCATGAATTGACATTTGATTTCCGCTCGTCGTTGATCCCGCATTGATCGCAACGGCGCTTGTCGTTGCGGTTCCAAGCGTTACCGTGCGATCCGCGCTCGCGGTCTGGTCTCTCCAATTTGCGTTTGCGGCAAGCGGGTTGAACGTCGTGATCGTCGGAATCTTTCGCATAGGCACCGGGAACCGCCAGTCGATATCAACTCCGCTGCCGTTGCCGGTTGCTCGCAGTGCGCCTTGAGCGTTGCCGATGTTCTGGACCGGGGCGGTTGTTAGGCCGAAAGTCTTGGTGTAGCGGGCGAGGCAGGCGGTCAGTTCGTCGGAGTAGCTGGGCGGCAGGTAGATTTGTGGGCAACCAGCGTCCGACAGGATTGGCTCGCCAATGTAGAATTCATTCCCGGATGTAAGCTGTGTCTCCGTCCAGATCAGCACACCTAGGTTTTTGTGACCGCCGGGCACTGTGACAGGGAACGAGAATCGATATCCAGTAGCGCTTGCAACTCCCTGCGCAACCGCCAACGGCACCCAGTTGGCATGAAAGAAATTCCCGGCGGTATAGGTTGTGCTGGCCCAGTTATTGACCATGTCTCGCGTCTGCGCGTCCGTTGTTCCGCCCCCGTACAGGACCGCAGCGCGGACGGTCTTGGTAGCGCTCGTGAACACGTCACACTGAAACCAGAAGTTATCGAGGTCGTAAGCGTCCTGACTAAACAGTACCTGCCCAAATCCGACCCGCTGCGTCGATGTCACGCCAGCTACTGCGTACTTTCCGACTCCAACCCCATAGAAGTTCGACCCCGGCGCACACGTTACGCTTCCGCTCTCAGACAGTAAGAACCAGCCATCCGGCCCCATCGCCCCGTCAGCCAGTGTTAGCGACGTACCCCGCTGCCAGATTCGGAACGACGAATTGACCAGCAGGTTCCGATTGGGAATCCCCGCAGCCGCCCGCGCGGGCAGCGTCAGCACCACATCTTTTGACGCCCCCGTGAACGACACTAGTGATCCCGCGTTGCTCGACGCCAATACCGTTGACCGCACAAGCTGCCCCGAGTAGATGCCAACGCCGACTTCCCACAAGGCCCCCTCGGTAATGACGTACTGGACCTCGTCGCCGATTGAACACACCGAAGCGAACGTGCGAAACCCCGTCACAGCCCCGGCGAGCGTTAGCTGGCCAGTCCCGCTGGTTGTCGAGGTTTCGCGCACGCGATCGGCGATGATGAGGCCCATGATCTACCTTGTGGGGCGGAACGGCGAAACGGGTTAGTACAGGGCGACGATGTTGGTTGCAGTCGTACTGGTTGAGTTCACCCGCGTTGCCCGGATCGGCAGAATCGCCCCCGCCGGAACTCCGACGAAAGTCAGCGTTGTCCCGTCCTTCATCACGGCAACGACTGTCCCCGCCCCGCCCACGTACAGAGCACGAGAAGCCTTGGTGAATGATGCGGAATCGCTCGGGGTGACTGCTTCGCCGTTCGTGGCAGGCGAAGACAGGCCGGGCGCATGATGCGAGTAGTTATCATCGGAAGGCATGATGTTCTTTCTCTAAACAATGACCGTGGCCAGGTTACAGCCCCAACGGAAACCCAAGAGACGGTCGAGAGTGTTTCGAACCGCTCGCCTCGGTGTAGGTAACCCTTGCTTCGATGATGTCAATTTGCGGCTGCGACTCAAACTCCCCGTCGATGTTGACGATCGAAATCGCAACCCCGAATCCGGAATTCTTTATCTCTGATGGGGTCCACGTCGCTCCCCCGAGACTCGACACAGAACCGAAGGTTACGTTTCCAAACGAAAACGGAAAATTCTGGGGGCTTGATGCAAGGTTGCTCCCCACGTTTGCGCCGTTAGTTGTCGTCTTTCTGCCCCAAACCTGATCAACGCGAATGATCGCATCTGATTGGCTTCGAGCGCTGATTCTCCATTCAATTCCATTGATCGTTGCCGAGTCTGGGACCAGCGACATATCGGGAGCATGAGCTACTAGCCATCGAGTTCGAGCGCCAGCAGTCAGCGAACCCAATCCCACCTGAGCAGATCCACCACCCACGGCCGACAAGCACGCCGTGAGAGTCGATGTAGTTGCGGTCCAGTCCTGAGAAGCTCCACTCGGAGCACTGACGCTATCGCTCCGTGCCGACGTGACTGGCTTCCATCCCGTGTCAGGCATGATAACCGCCTTCCGTCGCTCGCTTCGCCTGCATCTCGTCCCACAGGAACGCGATCAGCCGCGCCACCATCACCCCGATCTGCCACCAGAGCCACGGGTTTGCGAAGAACGAAACCTTCTGACTTTCCCGCACCTGATTGGCGATCCGCCGTTCCATCTCTCGCCGCGTGCGGGGCGATTGCCCTGCGTATCCCACCGTCGTCAGCTCGTGATGGATGAGAGTCGAGGCGAGCGGAACGAACCGTTGCACGCTCGTGCCCAGGTCCATCACATGCCCTTGACAGGCGTGAACTCGCTCCGAAATCTCAGCGGTGGCATCGACTGTGTTCATTCCGTCCTCGCCAGTTCGTTGCCGTGCTCATCCCGAACCACGATTCCACCCGACAGCCGCAACACCACTTCGCGGACGTTCTTCGTTGCCCACGCGAACACGAGCTTGAGAAACGGGTTCGCGCTGGCCTTCGTCACCCGCAGATAGGGCGGTGCGAACGTCAGCCGCGTGCCCTCGATGTCCTCGTCGACCGTCATGACCAGATCGTCAGGCAGAGACACGCGAAACCCGCCCGCGGTGATCTCGCTCACGTTCGCGGGGGGCGTGATCGTCCACCGGCCCTGCATTTGTCGGAGTAGCTCGATCATCGCCCCGACTCCGTTCTGGCGATGCGGGCTTCGAGTTCTTCGCGGGTGATGAAGCCGCGGAAGTTCCACCTGGTCCCGCGTGCGGTCCATTCGATGTACGGGATTCGAGCTTCACCATCGACGATCGATGCAGCCGGGAACGAGTGATCCCGCCACGTCCAAGCGATTCGGCGGCGCCCGTTGCCTTTCTTCATCTCGCTCATCAGGCGATCACAGGGCGGGCATCGCGGGCCGAACCAGACATCGACCGCAATCTCCGGCAGCTCGGTGCGCTCGGGGATCGGGAACGGCTGTATGGGCACGATGGGACCGGCGGCCGGCTCGGGGAGCGGGGTTGGAGAGGGGCCGGGCTTCGAAGGTCCTGGCGATGGGGGCTTCGGGACTGGCGTTGCCTTCTGATCGGCAGGTGAGGCCTCGAAAGTAAACTTGATCGACGGCTCTTCGATCGCTGGCTCGCGACCGAACGAGGCGGGCAGGTCCGCACAGCCGGACAGGCACAGAGCAACGACAGCGATAACGGCGAGGTGAGTGTTCATCCGAACGAAACCTCCGTCCAAGAGACCGGCCGCGGCGTCACGTCCGCCATGTCACTGATCCCCATCCAGCCGAACGGCGAGTTTCGGATCTGGTAGTCGAGCACATGCGGAGCGGTCAGGATTGCCCCGCTCGAACCCCACTGCGGGCCGTGCGAGTTGTAAATGTCGTACCACCGCTCGCCGTTCCTCGTGACCCATGTGCCGGTCGCGAGAGCATGGCCACCGAGCGAGCCGCCGCCGGGAATCTGATCGAGTTCCGCCCGGCCTCGCAGGCCGTCCCAGCCGGTCAGCCAGTGAATGCCGAACACGACAGCACCACCGCCAGAGGTGCAGAAGCGATCGAGGTCCGCATAGGACTTGATTGGGGTGATCGACCGCACCCGGAATGGACTGGCAGCCTCTCTGGCCTGTTGCTCATTCGGAACCCCAGGCTGATACCCACCCTGGTAGTAGGGGACCAGTTCCTCGGGGGCGAATCCGATCCTGTTGGCCACCAGAGCGGCCCCGCTGATCGTTGCCCCTGCGTCTGTTCGCGGGTCGCTGCCGTCGAGTTGTTTCGCCCAGGCGTAGGAAGCCCGGCGGCTGAACTGACGCATCTGCCCTTTCGA